GATGGACAATGGCATGAGCGCGAGGGTACGTGCCGCGCTGAAGAAAGGATTTTTTGATGGGCTATCCGAGGAGGGATGACCATGAAATTGCAAACGGCACGGATATTCCGCCGTAATCTGCGTCTGCTCATGCACCGCGCCATGGTGCTGACGTTGGGGGTGGCGGGGCTTATTCTATTTGCCGCCCTGGTGCTGGAGGCATGGCACGCGATACAGGTAGGCCAATGAGGCAGTGGCGTGACGGCGAATTATACCGGCTGGAAGTGGACCGCGTGCGGGTCCGCATCATGCGTTTTATTGATACCCACTGGATTCACCTGGAGCACCCCGATGACGACACGGTGCGCAATGACTTGCAGCGATTGCTGAAGCTGGAGATCCGGCGCTTCGATCATGCCATGTCGGTCTGGTTTCGGTCTTACAGATAGATTTTGAGGATATTTTCAGTGGCTAAAGAATTTTTGACGGTAAACGAATATCTGGACATCATCGGCTGGACCAAGCCAGCGCTTTCCGAGCGCCTAGATGTTGGCTTGCGCATTATCCTGCGCTGGGCAAATGGCCAGAATGATACCCCTGTGGTGGTGCTGGAATGGCTGGACACGCTGGCAACGGTGCATCTGGCCAATAAGAAGCCCGTGGGCTGGGGTGGGCTGCGTTTAGCCCCTGCACCCGACAATTTTGCTGGAGGGGCATACAGCCGTGGCTGACGTGCCAGAGCGCATACGTTTTGAGGACTTGGTGTTTGCGGACGAACATGGCGTGCTGTTGCCGACCATACGGCCGGTGATGGTCAGGCGGTCACCCTACGGGGTGTTGCATTTTCAGATAGACAAGGTGGGCAACGGGCAGGATCTTTGGATTACGGTTCGCGCGCCGGGACAGCTTGTTTTGGGAGCTGGCCTGAATCAGCCATGGGAGAAGCTGCATCCGTTGCTTGGATCAATTTTAAAGGACAAATTATGAGCGGACAAACTGACAACGTGATGTTGAAATCTATTTTGGAAATTGAAAAATTGCACGCTGAAACTGTGAAATTGCAGGCCGAGACGGTGCGTATTAACCAGGAGATTAAGGCGCATCCTTGGTTGCCGGTTGTGCTGGTATTTTTGCCAGCCATACTTGGCAGTGCGGGCATCGGCGGCGGGATTGTCGCACTATTCATCGCGTATCACAAATAACATGGCACTTGGTCCTGGAAAATATGACCATCTGGCAACGCATGTGCGCGAGCAAGCAAAAGCGCGGGGTGTGATCTTGCTTGTTGTTGATGGTGAACACGGGATGGGCTTTTCAGTCCAAACCGATCTTGAAGTGCTGGTGGAGCTGCCCGGAATCTTACGGCGGCTTGCTGATAAAATCGAATCAGACATCGGAGGTTAGGCTGGTCATAGCCAATTGGCCTTCAGGGCGGGGGTGAAATAGGCCAGCCCGCCCGGCGTTTTATAACCCGGCTTGGCGCAGATCCGGCGCAATTCCGGCAAGAGATATTCCTTCCACGGCTGGCCTTTTTCATCGCACAGCCCCGCCCGCGCCCACTCTACCAGCACATTCCAATCGCCCCGAGGCTCATTCGGATCTAGCCCGGTGATTTCGCAAATATCCAACGCAAAGCGGTCTAAAAAGCTGCCATTCACTTCGGGGTGCATCGAGCCGTCTTCGGCCGCGCTCATCTTTTCGGCCAGCGGTTGCCATGCCTCTGGCGGCGCGCTGGCGGCAATCTTGAAGCCCCGGCCGTTGACGTGCCCCTGCGTGATTTCGGCTGAGGAGAGGCCGGGCAATAATTCATCGAGCCAGCGCTTGTGCTTCAGCCAGCGTTCGGGATCTGGAATGTATTCTACGAGCGTGGTTTTGGTGAGAAGGCCCACAGCGACCATGATGTCCTCGTGGGAGATCTCTTTGAGCGCGCCGGGGTAGAGTTTTGAGGCTGCATCCTTGCCGATTTTGCGCATCGCGCCGTTCTCTGTCCGGCGAGCTGGATACGCTGCCCAAAATTCTTCAAAGCGCTCATCGCGCGAAGAATCACTGTTACTATTCTTTGTATATTCTTTACTATTAGGGTGCAATTGACTGCGTTTTTTTGTCGTCAGTTGCACCCCCCCTGTTGCAGATTGCACCCTCCCCCCCGGTTTCGGTGTCGTCAATTGCACCCCCTTTTCGTCATCTTGTGCAGTCAATTGCACCCCTACAGGCAATTCACCGCTTGCCATTTCAGCCTCCCGTTCTTCACCTGGGGCCTGTTCAAGATCCTCTTTGTTGACGCTGGGCATGTGCAAATAATACCTGGAGGTCATCATGCGGCGCGGCTGGATGGCAATAATTTCCCGCTTTTCCAGCTCTTTCAAAACGGCCTGGACGGTACGCCGGGTAAGCCCCGTGTCTTCAGCAATCCGGTCTAGCGATGGCCAGCATCGGGCAACCGAATCGCAGCGATGGGCTAAATTGGCGAGAATGGCTTTTTCCGAGCCGGAGAGTTTTTCGAGCGAATAAGCCCATTCGACACATTGCCAGCTCATTGCCAAAATCCTTCCTGTGGATTGTCCTGGTGTGTGATTTCATGGAAGCTTGTGGTGGGGCCATTGAAGGCCAGATATTCGGTGCCGGGCTCATCATCGCGCACCTTGGCAAAGATGATTTCCGCCTTGCCCGCCGCCTGTTTACGAAGCTCTTGCCATTGGCTGGCCTTGTTGGCGTTATATTCGGCCGGCCGATTTGGCGTGGCCGGTGGCGGCACATTTCCGAGGTAATATTCCTCACGGTAAATAAACATGACCGCTTCCGCGTCCTGCTCAATTTCGCCGGATTGTCGCAGATCCTCCATCGTGGGCCGCTTATCCTCGCGTGCCTCAATGCGTTTGAGCTGGGCCAGCGCCAGAATCGGGATGCCCATATCCTTCGCCAGCCGCTTCAAGCCATTTGAGACCTGCCCGACGCCCCATGTCGGCCCCATACGGGTGGTGGCCACGTCCTGCCCGACAATGTGCAGATGATCCACGATCAGGAGCCCCAGCCCGTGCTTGCGCATGGCGGTGCGGGCCTTCAGGGCGATTTGCTGGATGTTGACGCCGCTCTGGTCATCTATCGTCATGGGCAGGTTGAGAAGCCGCGTGCGGGCTTCCAGGATGCGCTGTGCCTGGGCTTCATTCCACGCCCCTTGGCGGATGACTTTCTGCGGCAAACCCGCCAGCCATGCCAGCGCGCGCCGCCCGAGCTGCGGGGCCTGCATCTCCAAGCTGACAAGACACACACCAACGCCGGTTTCTGCCACGTTGATGCCGATTTCCAGCCCGAGGGCAGTTTTACCCATGCCCGGCCGGGCCGCCAGAATATACACTGCCCCGCCTTCCAGCCCGCCGAGACGCCGATCCATGGATTTGAATCCGGTGTTGATGGACAGGGAATTCCCGGCCGCCGTGCGTTCGCCGGCTGTGACGGCTTTATCCACCGCATCGAGGAGGCTCATAGGTTTGGAGCTGGTGGGCAATAATGTGCGCTCAAGATCCTTGATCCCCTTCAGCACCAGCTCACGCGGCGCTGTGTCGGTGGTTTGCGCCTTGATTGCCATCTCCGCCGCCGCGTCAATCACCGACCGGCGGACCCACATTTCATAAATGACCGAGGCGTAATCACGGGCGTTTGAAACCCCGACCATGGCCCCGAGGAGCTGCGCCAGATACGGCGGGCCGCCGACTTCAGCCAGTTTGCCATTCAGCTCGAATTCACTGCGCAGCGTCACCGCATCAGCGGTTTGCCCCAGCACGCAGCGGCGTTGAATGGCGGCGTAAATCGCGCCATGCACGGGATCTGCAAAATGTTCGGGAGCAAGAAAATCGCCTACGCGGTCATAGGCTTTGTTATTGGCGAGCAGGGTTCCGAGGAGTGCCTGTTCGGCGTGGGTGTTTGATGGTGGGGGGCCGTCATTTGCGGCGGCCGGTGGTGAAATATCATCATCAAATAGCGGCGGTAAGCGTGAAGTATTCGCCATAACATCACACCTGAACGGTTGACGGTACGGACTGATTTCGATAACGGTGAGATAAAGAAATTTAAAATTTCTCACCATTGTTCGGGTCTCGTCCGACCGATGGTTAAGCCCCAGTGTTAGAAGCGCTGGGGCTTTTTCTTATGCCTGTTTTACGCGGACGACAAGCGATGATGTGACTCGCTCGCCGGCCGGTAACAGAGTTCACAATGCTCTTTGCACATGGATTTCCCCGGTTCGCTGGGCACATCACAATATATGGTGGTTGGTCTTAGTTCCAGTACATAGCTGCATGGTTCAATAGATGTGCGGCGTATGGTTGGTGCCGATAAATCAGCATTGCGCATGATACGAATTCTCTCCTGTTCTTCGGCCCGTGCATCGCGCAACAAAGCAGATTGTCGTTTTGTGATCCGCTTGCCGATGTAATCACCGGACGTAACCAAGCGGCGTTGGCGTAGATGCATCCGTTCCACTTTGCCGGAAACAGCATATTTTGTGATGCCAAGCCGTGAACCGATTTTGACGTAAGTGTCGCCTTTGGCCAAGCCGCGCATTAAAATCTCTACTTTGTCATCTGTCCATTGAAATTTTTCCTCACGCATTATCTCCTCCACCTTATTTTCGGACAGCTAGTTTGGTTTCCAGCACCCATTCCACCCCATCGACTACGGCGCTTGGCACGCCGGTTTTCTTGTTTTTGGAGACATCCATAACCGCCTTCAACACTTCCAGATTCGGCATCATGTACTCGCGCGGGATTTTCTTCGGGTCCACGATCTTCACCACCCATTTCCCGCGCAGGCTGGACATGCCCCCCAGATCCCCGCGCACCTGACTTTGCTGCCCGACCGGCGCTGCCGCTTCGGCCGCCGCGTCCATGGCGTCCTGCTCGGCCTGGAGTGCGAGCATAGGGTCGCTCGCCCGGCCCGCCAGCGCGATCTCTGCCTCGCGCGCCGCCCGCGCCGCCGCCGCCTGGGCCGCTTCCTGGGCTTGCCGGAGCTTGACCTTGGCGTAGGCATCCATCGGCCTCAGAAGATCGTCTATGGCCGCCCGGATCGGCCCGGCCAGCTCGGCATTCAGCACGGCATCGACAATCCGGCCGCCATGCAAGAATGGTTCTTTGGCGAGGGTATGCACACTGGCCGGCTTGCCATGGTAGGCTTCCAGCACGGTTTTGAGCTGCGCCACCTGTTCGGTGGCCGCGCCCTGATCCTCATCATCTGCGATGCCGTGCGGGTGTGTGGCCTTCCAGTTCTCGGCCGCCGCCACCAGCGCCGCCTGTTCGGTAAACAGATGGGCATATGTGTCGCGCAACCGCGCGGCTAGGGTCTCAAGATCAATGATTTCCTTGGGATCAAACGGTTGAAGGTTGTGCCCCTTGGCTGGCTCAGACATGACACACCTCAGTAATGAAATTCTGGTTCGGTTTCAGGTTCCTGGATGCCACAGGCTCCGCCCGGTACATGCATTCCGGGTTCGGGCTGTTGCTCCGCTCTACCCTCCTCCTGGGTTCTCATCCGGGCTTCAGCATCAAAAACCGCCTGTTCGAGCTGCCAGACAATATCCTCACTCATCGGCATTATCATACCGCCTCGCCCGGCATCGACGATCCGGCCGACAAGTTGGAATGCCTCATCTCTGGCGCGCAGCACTTCATTCTCACGGCGCAGCACGCGGATCTCATCGGCGGCGCGGCGCAGGTAATGCTTCACGAGGTCTTCCATGGAATTCTCCTAAACAAAGATTAGAGGGGGTACGGGAATCTCGCCCTGATGCGGACGCCATAAATGAAGGCAGTGGGGGTGAATGTTGATGTGATCGGTAGGCGGTACGTGAAGCTGCATGGCGGTTTCATCGTCTTTGAAAAATAGCCGCTTCACGAAGTCCATTTCCGCCCATGTCGGCGTGCGGTTTACAAGTGATACCGAGACGTGATCCCAGCCGTCGCCGTTGCTCGCAATGACCCGTAAATCTTTGCCGCTGGGCAGGTAACGGATAAGGAATGTGCCACCAAAAGCATAGCCGAGACCACCAAAACGCGTTTCCCCCTTAAACCTGTATTGATCCAGGATTCGTAGATCTCTCATGCTTTTCCCTTGCTATTTCCCTGCGGATTTCAACCTCAACCGCCAGCACTGTGCTGAATTCCGGTTCATTGTCAAAGGGACGCTCGGCCAGGGTGGCAGCAATGTCGGCCGCCACATGCAATCCGCGCAAATAAGCCGCATCGGCCTTTTCCTTGGCGTACTCCATCACCGCCAGCCCGATGGCTTCCAGCCGCTTATCCGGCGGGGCCGAGATGCTTATGCGCGAGATCCGGTCTCCCAGAATTTCCACCGGCCCAACCGGCAATTTGAGGCCGCCCATTACCCGAGTAACCATTCATCATCGGTGGGGATGCCACAGGCTATGTCGATTTCCGCCTGGACGGCCAGCTCCGCCATGCTTGGCTCATGCTCCACACGCGGCGCGCGTGGCATGGCTTCAGCCTCACCATGATGTTTGGCAATGGCGTGCATCGAAAAATTACTGAAAGTCGCAAAGCGTTTTCCGCACTTGCTACACCGGAGCCGTTTCATGGCCGATGCCCCAACTCGATGATACTTATCTCACTGACATTCGCCACGCAGTTCTCAGTCATCTTATCCAAAACTTCGACCATATATGCTTTGTGATCCTCGCCAACGGCCATTATTGATACGGTTAGCACGACGATGGTAAGTGTTAATTCCATAGCAACCAGCGCGTCTGACGAATCGAACCCAAGCTCTTGGGTGCAATTCAGGAATTCACGGGCGGTTTTGCACGCCAGACTGTGTATGGCTTCATGCTGCGTCATCACCTCACCCCCCTATGGGTTTCATTAGCCGGCGGTTCACTTTTTCCTTTGGCCGCGCGCGTGGATCTAGCGGGTCATTCTCGCGGTAATGGGCGTATCGCGCGAGCAGGTAATCATATTCGTCTTTTCTGATTTTTCGGCCCCAGAGCCAGATGTTTTGTAATTTGTCCGGGAACGTCTTGTTGTCATCTACCTCACCATCCCTGACAGGTTCGCCATTGATGATACCACTGAAATTTCCGTCATCATCCTGGATGATCTGGGCGGCACTTTCTACGGCACCACGCGTCAGTCTTAAAGCGTAAAACCCTGGCACCGGACTATCGGACTCGGTGCGGGGCCGGGGCATCACAACAACTCTGGCTGGTCAGACAAAAGCCTGCGGCAAATGGCATCGACTTCACGCTCTTGCTCTTTGCAATCGGCAAGTGTGCCGCGTGACCGGGTGTGAAAATATAGCTGCTGACTGATCCTCAGTGCCCTTACGATTTTGGCAAAATCCAACAATGTCATCTCATGCTCACTCATTGTGTATGCCGCCGCGTTAATATGGGAGCAATGATAAAAGCCGACCACCAAGGCGCTACGCATTTCCGCGTGCCTTTCACATGTCGATTGAACATCAAGTCATTATCCATTGAAAAATCTACAAAAGTCGATTTGACAATGTAAAGCCATACGCGTGACTGTTACAGCTAATCCGGCACTTTATGCTATTAAATTTGCGGGCGCATGTAGCGGCAGAATTTCAAAATTGTAAAGCATTATTTTGACGTTCGTTTGACGTTATTTTGCTGTTGATTCGGCACGCTCTTAGGCATAGGCGATTCCGATGCAACTCCATGATTGGGTGAAAACTGACGAACGGAGCCAAGATGAGATGGCCGCGTTTGTTGGCGTGCATTACACGACTTTTTCACGCTGGGTGCATGGCAAAAGTATTCCCTCAAAGCGCCATGCGCGTAAGCTCCGCGAGCTGACACACAACAAGGTCACCCTGATAGATTTTCACCAGACACACAGCGCGTGACCGACTCTCGTAAAGGAACGAGTCAATGCCTGAAGACTTTCAATCTAGTAATGTGACGGATGCGACGATCCGGGACTTCTATAAAAAAGCCGTTTCCGCCAAACAAGAGATGGAGCAAATTTCCGAGGCGCTGAAGTCCGCCACCGGGCGGTATCGTGTCATTCTGAAAGGCGCAAAAGCGGCCGGCATAGATCCAGACGACATCGTGTACGCGGTAAAGGTCCGGCACATGGATCGCGGCGATTTGGTCCGCCAGGAGCGCGGTAAAGCCCGCGTAATGCGTATCACCGGCCTGTGGCCAAAGATCCAAACCGAGCTGTTCTCCACCGACGCACCGACCACGGGCGCGCGCGAGGATGACACTATCGAGGTGGCTTACGATAATGGCCACCGCTGCGGCGTGACCGGCGAGCAGCGCGCGATCAACCCTTATTCCCCTGGCAGCGAGCAGTGGGCGGAATTTGATCGCGGGTGGTCCGTAGGCCAGGAAAAATTCACGCCTGCCAAGGGCGCCAAGGCCAAGGGCGTGAAGAAGGGTAAGGCCAATCTGAAGCTGGTGGCCGATCCCACTGATATGCCCACTGACAGCGCGGTGGAACCGCTGTTCTCATGAAATTCACCTATTCAGAATCGGTCGCCATGGAGACCTATGCGTGCTGCAATTGCGGCATGTTATTCTCCATGACGGCTGATTTTGTGCAGCGGCGGCGGCAGAATCACGACAGCTTTTACTGCCCGCAAGGTCATGGCCAGGTCTTTTCCGGTGACAGCGAAAAAGAGAAGCTTCAGCGTGAGGTAAACCGGCTGAAACAGGACGCCGCCCGACTGGAAGATCTGACGATAGCGGCGCAGCGGCGGGCAAATACTGCGGAGGAGGAAGCGCGCCGCGCCCGCAAAGAAAAAGCCCGCATCGAGAAGCGTATCCACGCTGGCATATGTCCGGATTGCAATCGCAGTTTCGTCAATGTTGCGCGTCACATGACCACAAAACACGGCCTGAAATGCGATGAGCCACCTAAGCTAGCGTTGGTGAAGTCATGACCGGCGAGCTAATCCACTACGATGCCATGTGCCACGCTATCGCCGCTGCTTATGAGGTCGATGAAGTGAAGGACATTCGGGACAAGGCCCTCGCTCTGGAAATGTATGCCCGACAAGCCGGAAACATAGATGCCGAAAGCCAAGCGTGTAAAATTCGGCTACGTGCCGAGCGCCGCTGTGCACAACTGATACGAGAACGAGAAATGGCCAGGGGCACGCGCGGCCAATTAGCCGGCCGCGAGGCTTCTGGCGGTCGCGTCATCCGACCGCCAGAAGACCAACCAAAAACACTGGCTGAAATGAACATAAGCAAGGATCAATCGGCTAATTGGCAAAAGCTTGCCAATATTCCCGAGGCGGAATTTGAAGCTGCATTAGCCGAGAGTGAGCGGCCCACCACCAACGGCATAATTGCAAAATTTGAGCAACGGCCTAAGAGCAAGACGAATGAACAATCTCTGTGGTTATGGGGCCGTCTTTTAGATTTTGAGCGTGACGGCCTGCTCAAAATGTCTCAGTCTGAAATGTTGGCCGAAATGTCGCCTCACATGAGGGAAACTATAATTCGCCTTGCGCCCTGTGTGGCCGCTTGGCTTTTGGAGTTTGTGCCATGACTGATGCGGAAGAATTAAGATCCATCGTGGTTATGATTATAGAAGATCATTCTGAGGTGATTAGAATGAGTCCTGATTGGATTGCCACTCAGGCGATGCAGGACATGAAGTTTGAGCGAGTAACACACCCTCTCGTTTACAGCGGATGCCATGCTCAACTTCAGCAAATCGCCCGTGAGAAATTACGCCGTAGATTTGATCTTACAGCGGATGATGCACCAACGCAGACCGAAATGTTTAGCGATGTCATCCAGCTCCGCTACCCCAAACACCACGCGCCCGGTGAAAACCCGGAATACGTTTATCGGGATTATATGACGGACGATGATATTGCTTTCAATGTCGCCCGAATGCGCGCCGTTGGCCGTGCGCTTTTGAAGCATGCTGACGCCTTGGAGCTATGGGGTCGTGAGAGGCGTTCTAGCGAGCCAAACGAATCAGCATGAACGCTCCGGTCGAAATCCGCTTTACCGTGCCCGGCAACCCAGTGCCCAAGGGCCGGGCACGGTCGCGGATCGTCACGGCTAAAGACGGCCGCCAATTTGTGACCCATTATACGCCGCCAAAAACCGAGAGCGAAGAAGCGGTGATTCGATATTACGCCAGCCAGGAGATGGCCGGGCGCGAGCTTATGTCCGGCCCGCTGGCAATCCATATTTGCGTGTATCGCGCTATACCAGCGAGTTGGAGTCACAAGAAAATCAGGCTCGCAGATGCCGGTGAGCTGTTCCCGGTCATCAAGCCCGATTACGACAATTACGCAAAGATGCAGGATGCGCTTAACAAAGTCATCTGGAATGACGACGCGCAAATTGTCGATGCCCACATTTACAAGCGCTATTCTAGCCGCCCTCGTATTTCCGTCATCGTCAAACAGAAGCTCTCACCTGGAGGTCTCAATGTCTGAAGAAACCAAAACACCCGCGCCTACCCGCGCTCAGTTCAAACCGCTCAACAAGGTGGATAATCTTGCTGAGTTGTTCAAACATCCAGATTTCAAAAACCGCATCGCCTCGGCCGCGCCCAAGCACTTCAACGCCGAGCGATTGTTGCGCACGATGGTTCTGGCCACCCAGAAGACGCCCAAGCTGCTGGAGGTAAGCCCGATGCAGATGCTTGGCGCGTGCATCACGCTGGCCGCGCTCGGCCTGGAGCCGAATACGCCGCTACAGCACGCCCATCTGATCCCGTTCGAGGTGAATAAGTACAATCCCACCACCCGGAAATTTGAGCATGTCAGAACGGATGTGCAGGTGATTATCGGGTATCAGGGCTACTTGGATCTGATCTATCGCTCTGGCATGGTCGAGAGCGTGCATTGCGATGTCTATTACCGCGATGAGGAAGAATCAGGCGCATTCTCGTATGAGCATGGGTCAAAACAGCATCTCACCCATAAGCCCAACGGCAAGATCCGGCCGCCCGAGGAGGAACCGGCCGGCGCGTATATGTACGCCACGCTGAAGGGTGGCGGTGAAGTGTTTGAGGTCATGCCGGCCGCTAAAATCCATCTCATCCGGTCACGCAGCCAGGGCTTCCGGGCGGCCATGCGCGCCCATGACAACGCCATCCAGGACAACAAAGACCCGCTGAAGGATAAGCGCTACACTGAAGCGCCCTGGATCAAAGATCCAGAGTCCATGTGGCGCAAAACACCGCTGCGCGCGGGCCAAAAATGGCTTCCCAAGAGCATTGAGCTGGCGGCAGCGGTTGCGGCCGATGAACGGCCAATCGACTTCTCCCAGATCACCAGCGGCGATATGGTGCTGGAGGGTACATTTGTCGTGGAGGATGACACCGTGCCCGGCGAGGAAGCGCCCGTTACCACCGCCGCCAATACGCCTGCGCAGGCCCGTGAGGCGGTTGCGGAGAAGCCCCGGCAGACCCGGACCACAAAATCCGCCAAAGAGGCCCCAGCGGCGGAAAAATCAGCCCCAGCGCCCGCGTCAGATGATGCTGTCACTTACCCGCTGTTCAACCCGTTTGGTGAGAGCGATGATGGGCCATTCGGCCCGGCTACAGATCCGGTGGAGTTCGCCAAGGATTTCCGGCAGAGCTGGAATACCACCCTGCCAGAGCATAAGCAGGCGATGATGGAGGCGAATGCCAATTCCGTCACCGAGGCGATGAATCGTGATCCCGAGGCCAACACCATCCTTCAGGTGTTCGTCATCGAGATGGCCCCGAAGCCGGCCGCGCCTGACAAGGAAATCATCGAAATTTTTCCCGAGGAGAAATACGAAATTTCCCGCGTAAAAACACCTAAAGGCTCTTGGGATGTTATCGACTGGACCAACAAAGCCAAGGCTCTCATGTCCATGTTGACCGATGTGGCGCAGTTTGGCACGTTTTACGAGGTGAATGCCGCCACGATCAAAGCGCTGCCCAGCACGGCCCGCACTATCCTGGACAACTATCGTGAAGATCGTTTCCGCACACTGTCCGGCGGTGAGACCCAGGATGATGATATGCCAGGGTATGACGATGTTCCCCTGCCGGGCGAGGAGGATAACCCACCGGCCGAGAAAGACGAATGGCAGGAGATGCACGACAAATTTGCGGGCGATTTTACCAAGGCGGAAAGCCTGGGGGCGCTGAGCGAGATTGCCCGTAATGCGGCTGTGAAGGTGCAGCTCCGCAAGCTACAGGAGACGCGGCCGGATCTGGCGGATAGCCTAAACCAGAGATACCGGGCGCGTGAAACCGAGCTGCGTGGGCAGTCTTAAGGTGTGGGTGGCGCAGGGATCGCGGCGGTTGGCGGCGGCGGAAATTTGCCGCTGATAATCCGCTGCCCGACAAAATAGACGATCACCGTTAAGGCTGTAACGACATCGGGCGGCAGGCGAATATTCCAGAAAGTCAGCACATAGTTGATGATGATGACGATAGCGCCGGCAAGGATGCCTCCGCCACCAGATGCCAGTGTGGTGCTGTTCATTTTATGCCATCCATTTGAAGAAATAGGGTGCGCCTACAGTTGCTCCGTAAACATATATCTGTTCGACATCGCAAACGGTGCCGTTCACATAATATAACCCGCCAATAGCGATCTGCATCCCGCTTGTCACACCGCCAAAGAACGGATCTGCACCGCCATAGCGGTCGGAGGGGTCATTTCTGATCGTGACCCATGGGGCAAAAACATACCCCAGACCAGGATCATCTATCACGATGGAGGTAACCACGCCGGCCGTCAGGACGCAGTGCGCTTGAGCGGGGCGCGCGGGCGTTTGACCGACAAAAAAGGTGGGTGATGCATAGCCCGGCAAACCCGCGCCACCCGGTCCAGCCCCGACTTGCTGCGAATATTGCTGCCCGCCCTGAAATTCGATGAGGGGAGGTGCTGTGAAGCCCTTCCCCCCATTGATGATGTTCACAGCGGACACAACCCCGCCCGTGATGACCGCCACAGCCCGCGCACTACCAAACTCAAGCCACAAGACCGCCGTTGACGTGTTTTGAAACACGTAATGGCTGCGCGAGAGCGGAATAGGGCTGACGATCTGCGATGCTGTGGCGCTGGCAATCGTACCATCGAGCCGGTAGGAAAGGTCCGGTGATTGCTGCCCCCTCGATCCGATGAGATACATTTCGATTTTCCTTAGTTAAATTCCTCAACGATGACGATGCCGGGCTGTCCTGGTTGTCCTGCGATGGCGGGCTGTGTATTAACTGAGATGACGCCACCCACGCCGGAGCCGTACCCGGTCCCGCCTGAGCCAGATGTTTGCGCTACGGTGGCGAGTATAATCCCTCCAGAGCCTAGTGCTGATGACCCACCCATGCCGCTGAGTAGTTGTCCCGCGCCTGTTCCTCCTGCCATGCCCACGCTGCCCCTATTGCCCGTTATACCTATAATCAGGATTCCTCCTGAAACTGTGCAGGCCGCAGGGGGCGGCGCCTGTCCTCCGACGAAGGCAAAACTTGTCTGTGCAACGGCTGTGCCTTGTGTGCTGGGAGGCCCGCCAGGGCAGGATACGAGACTGCCGAAAGATGAAATGCCGCCCGTGCCGCCCGGATTAGCTCCGGCTGCGCCTGCTGTGCCGCCCGCGCCTGCTGTCACGGTTACGCCGGAGAAGCCGGAGGTTAGCAGGTATTTGACGTATGATCCGCCCGATGATCCGCCTGAAGCACATATTTGCGTTGCGGTCGTAGCTGGACAGCCACTACCACCACCACCGCCTGCCTGGGCTTCTACTATGACGCTATTCGTGCCTGTGTCTGCTGTGTAAGTGCCACCCGTGCTGGTGCAGCCGGAAGCACAAAACGTCTGTATTCCGATCAAGCCGTGTCCCGGATAAAATGTGCCAGAGGCACCAAGCGCAAGCGTGTTGCCGCTGAGCGTGACTGTGCCGGTTGTCGAAAGCGTGGTCGCATGAACCGCTGCCGGTGTTGTGGCACCAATCGTGGTTCCGTTGATTGCGCCGCCAGATAAGGCAATCGTTGGTATCGTGACTGTGTTTGTAAATGTCGGAGAATTAATAGGCGCATAAATTGCCGCCGCCCCCGCCGTGGTCAAAAGCGTTCCCGAGGTCGGGAGGGTTACGGTCGTGGTGCCCGTCACCGTGAACGTTGTCGAAAACGAGCCAGAGAAGGTGAGAGCGCCACCAACGCTGACTGGCGAATTGAATAGGTTGGTAATGGATGCGGTTTGCGCCGACGCGCCATTACACTTGATCTCAGAAAGATTGGATTGTGCTTGTAAAGGACCGAAACATTGTGCTGATGTTGAGGCTGGGGCGAGTCCTAGCAAGATAATGAGAGCCTTTAAGAGATGTACCATTTTGCACTCCCGACAAATGTAAATGTGTTGTTGCCGCCGGATACGATGGTCACAGGAGCATTAGCCGCCAAAGTTTCTATGGCCGCGCTCGATGGGGGATAACAGAGAAGATTATTCGCACCTCTGTTTAGCACCTTTATGCTGGTGCCAATCGGCAAGGCATTACCGGATAAATTATGGACCGGGAGCAAGACGCCGGTTCCTGCTGCTACAATCGTCACCACATTGATGTTTGTAGCCAGAAGAAGGGCCGTCGCTTGGTTTGTCCCTGTTGCAGTTAAACCTGTTGCCGATGACTCTGATAAGATGCCGCCGATCACCACGTCAGATTCTAGGTTGGCAATTTGGGTAGCGGTCAGCGTTGTAAAAGTGCCTGCTCCGGTAGCTGTGGGAAGTAAAATGCGGACCCACTGTCCGATGAAAGTGCCATATGGCGTTATATAATTGTAATTGTCATCAAGGTGCGTTCCCAAGGGATTCCAGTAGAAGAATCCACCATTTCCATCGTTGACAACCGCGATACCTGCCAACATCACCGTCATGCCCGGAAGGCCAGTGATCGTCCGAAGCTGTGATGCGACGGCACCGCCCTGTATAAATGTGTTCAGGTTATCGGCAGATGCTACACCCTGGCCTTGGATGAACACATTTAATGCGGGTACGGTCACGACGATCCTCCACCAACGGTATTCCCCGTGCCTAGATTACTCACATTGGTCGTGTTGCCGTTGTACGCATTGGACTGTACGTTCGTCAGGGACGACTGAGCGTTTAGCAGGATGCCGGTGGCCAGACGCTCGAACGTATTTCCTGAAATCATATTGGCAAGATTGTTCGGGTTTGATCCAATATCTACGCCAAACGCATTCGTGGTTGTGCCGGGGCCAATAAAGGTATTTCCCGTGATGACGGTAATCTCATTTGTTGAGATAAAAAAGCCGGCTGCCCCGGTGCCACCGCTTTGTCCGACATACACGAGATTATTTGACAAATTCACGGGACCGCAAGGCGTCAAACAACGGATGCCATAGTTGGCGCAATTAAATTGGCTATTAACCACGGATAATTCAGCCAGATTTCCTCCGCCCGCTGGAATGTCAACGCCTATATTGCCCCCGGTAAAATTACATCCGGTGATGGATAGACCTTGGATTTGCGTTCCATAGGTTATGCCGGTTCCGATGCTCGTAAAATTAGAATTTGTAAAGTTGTAGACGACACCAACGGCCGTTGACGTACCCACAATGCCAACACCAAAACCATCGGAAACAAATCCGCCGCCGAATGGACCATGACTATAGCAGTTGATATTCTCGAAATTGATTTGAGAAACCGAGTTAATTTGAATGCATTGTTTCCAGTAATTGGTTCCAAAATAGGTATCGTTTCCATAGAACGATAAATTGCTTAGCAGATTTAATGAGCCGCTGGTTGCATTTGGGAGGTTGGTATCCGTCTGATTTAAGGTAAGCCCGGTGTAGAGCCCTAATCCGCCACCTCTAATCGACATGTCGCAGATCATGCTGGTATTATAAAGGCCGACATAGTTGATGGTGAGGCCATTGCTCGCAGGGAAATTGAGTGTGGAAATATCAATGCCATCGCCTACCATGCTGAATGCCCATTCGCCGCCTGGGAATGTCAGAGTGATCGGTGAATTGCAGAGGTAATTGCCTGCCGCTATGCGTGCTTGTTGTATGCTGTTCATACAATAAGTCAGCGTATTCTGAATCGCTATGGTGTCATCCGTAACTCCATCACCCTTGGCCCCAAACCATTTCACAGAAATCGGGAAACTTTGCGTTTCGCGGTGGTATCTATGATTGGCAGCGTCGATAATGATGGTGCCGCCATTATCGGCGCTGGTAATATCGGTTGGGTTGTAAACGAACATGCCTTCGCCGCCGTCAGCCAGCGTGTAATATCCTTCTACCCAGACAACAGGCACGGCACCACCGCCGAAGAATGCACGTAATGATGCGATATTGGTAATGGCCACAACGCCAGTCTGTGAGATATTTAATCGTAACCAAGCCCCCGGCACACCCGGCTGCGGCACAATGACCGTGGCGCCATCATCGGGGCCAAGGGCCGTCGCATTCCAATAAAATGGGCCAGCGCCACCATCGCCGGGCGCCACATAGCCACGAATAAACACCTGCATACCCGTGACGCCGATCAGCGCCCGGAGCTGCACCACATTGTCACAGGTTTGTTCAAACGTGTTGAGCTGATCGCCGGATACGACACCTTGACCTTGGATATATCGCGTGAGTTGCGGCGCGGTCATGCATTATCTCCTGATCGGCGGGCGTGGGGATTTAATCGGCCACCAGCTCGGCCACACCGGCATGGGCACCCAGCGGAAGGGTGGCCCTGTCCACATCACCTGTAACCCCGACGCTTTGATGCACGCTTGCGCTTGCCGCCCGTGCGCCGGGCATTGGATAGTGCGGCGGCGACGGCCTGTTTCTGCGGCCGGCCGGAATTGACCATCTCCCGGATGTTCTCGCTGATCGTGGCGCGGTCAGAACCGGATTTTAGGGGCATGTTTTCCCCCTATTTCCGGCCGTAGGAGCGCGTTGTGCGGGCTGGCGAGCGCAATTTGGGCGATAAAGCCGCCCGCGAGAGCGCGGAATAAGGGGATGCCTGGACGGTCTCTACCGGCCTCGCGGTAGCGCGAGCATTGGCCAGTGCCGTTGGGGCACCGGGACCGCCTAAAACCTCACCCAAGGGGCGCGCGACGATGGCCATGGTCAGTCTCCTTTCATGGGTTTGCCCCGGTATTCCAGAACAGCCACCGGGAAGATGAACAGCAAAGCGTAAACCACCAGCACCACCACGCTTATGGGCGTGCTTTGGTGAAGCGCGGACAGCGCCAGAAAGAAACCACCACACAGGGTCAGCAAGAGGATCAGGCGCACCGCCAGGAGGCTTGCAATGGCCTGGAAGACCCCGAGCGCCGCCCCGATCACGGACGCCGCTACGGCGCTCTTACCGGCTTGATTGGCCTGTTGCCGGTTTTTCTCAAGCGTTTCCCGGATTTCCAACATCATCGCCGGCATCTCCCCAGAAGGGGGCGGCAATGCTGCCGTTGGCAGCGAGGCTATGTGATCCGCTAAAAGATCCGCTATCCGGTTGGATAACCGGGCCTCCAGTTCGTCCATTGCTTGGGTCAAATTGACTTTCGGGAAGTCGAGGACGGCCGCGCTTCTTGCCGGTTTTTTGTCCGGGATTTTCCGTACTGACAGCCGTTCCGTGGTTCCCATTCAGCATCTCCTCGAAATCGCTCGGCTTTTCCGGCGGCGGCGGGATGATTTTAACCTTTGACTCTAAAAACTTTGTGCATGTGGCTACGAGTTTCAGACGTTCCTCAAAACTCACAGCGGGCGTCTTGATGACCTTGCCATCGTCATCGGTTATTTCCCGCACGCTGGCCTTCGCTTCAGTGAGAAGCACGGTAAGCAGGCTCTCGATGCCATCCAACAGAGGATCTGACACTACAATTTCCTTTATCACGCAGCTTTTACGCCTCAATTAGCGAGGCGGGTAGAAAAATCTTGCTAACGCTCGTGCTGCTGCGCTGTTTCCGCCGTGGCTGCGCCGAGCGCCGCTGTCAGAGGGGTAGCCATGGAAGCGCGGGCAGGCAGTGGAATCGCATCGCCTTTCAAAAGCGATAGAGCCTTCTCTGGATCTGTGGCGAGACGCACAATCTCCTCATTCACCGCCGCGTTTTGGAGCGGATTGAGTTTTTTAACCAAATGCAGAGCTGACGCCAACGCGCCCCGATGATTGCCAGTAGCCGCATCTATTACCCCCCGCACGGCATGAACCGCGTCATCCATACCATGTTCTACATCCTCCCCCTGCCGCCCGGCCGTTGCAGAGCCGCCAAGGATTGACTGCTTGGCACCGTAAATGTCGCGCTCCCCCTGTACCGCACTCAAAAAATCATCGAGCTTTTTCTTGTTGTCGAAAATTGGCATAAGCCGCCGCCGCGCCCATAGAGCCGTCTCATCCTCCGTAAGATCGCGGACAGCGGATGAAACCACACCGCGCTTTGAAAGCGCATCTATATAAGCCTGCGCTGCGCCGATCTTATAATGTTGCTGTTCAGCCGGCGACATCTCCTCGAAAATCTTCTTAACGTCTTCAGGGTGTGAATCCATAATCTTACTACCTTGGATCATGGCCCCCAGACTCGCTGCCGGCCCGGCCCATGCTTCGCGGGCGGCCTTATAAGCCGGATTGATACGGTCAACCTCGTTGAGTAGTGCCACCCTTAATCCTTCTATTGTTCTAAGGTGTGCATCCCATTTGATTTGCCCGGTCAGCGTGTCGCGCTTGGCTTCTATCATCGCGTCCAAACCTTTTTTGGCCGCATCCAAGAGCCTCATATTCGGTGTGCCGGAGATAATCGGATCTCCTTTTTCATCCACGCCTGTAACCGCGTAATCCATCGGCTTAAAAGGAATATATTGGGCGTCCGATTCATTCTTCATAATCTCCAAGCCCTGCTTGACGCCTTCAAGCACGTTGGAATTCTTCAGCAAAACGGCAATATGCGGACTCCAAATCCCGCGTACCCCGCTGGCATCGGCGGCCACCGCTTGCTGCAACCGGGTAAGGATTTCCGCATGGCGAGCCTCGACATCCTTTAAGGCGGCCTGTGCGCTATCAACCCCAGCTTTTGCGGCTGACACCTCTCGCATGGCAGCATCATTTGCACCCATATTGCTTACAGAGGTGCTGACCCTGGTGTTAAGTTTATCGACCGCTTGCGTCAGCGTGTTTTTGGCGTTGTCTAAAGCTGCCGCTGCGGCTTTTTTAGCCTGCGACACCTGCTCAAATGCCGGCTTAAATTGATCTTCCATCGGCGATAGAATGTTTGGGTTCATCGCCTCCGCATAGAGCGGCGCTGACGATTCTATTTGGCTGTCCTTGAGCGCGTCATGGACATCACGACTTGTTTCCGGTGAATCAAACGCCGTCCGTGCTGCGGCCACAAGACGGTCCTTGACGGCCGTAAGCCTGCCGGCAACTTTGTTTGTGCCAAAGTTATATTCAAGAATCGCATCGCCAGCGCCTAGACCGCGTGCCGCCGCACCCACCGCGCCGCGTACTTTCCGGCCACCAGCTTCCAGAAGCGATGTTGGCACGCCGAGCGCGTGATTGGTTGTGACGGCCTTAATGATGTCATCTACTTTAGCCCCGCCCGCCTTCTCATCTTGGGCGACTTTTACCATAAGTTTGCGTGTCGCTTCAGATTTTATGAAATCGGGCTTGTTGCGTGCAGCCCATTTGCCGAAGCCAGATTTAACGATACCCAAACCTTCAGCGCCCGCCCCAAACGCCTCACTGGCGGCAACATTGATGCCCGTTTCAAAGCCTTTTGCTTTCCAATAGTCTGCGCCGGTCTTATTCGGGTCTATCGGTTGCTCCACACCGGCCACGCCGCCAATGCGCGCCGCTTGCAGCCCTTTACCGACCAATGTAGCGGCTGGTGCCATCTCCCCTTCTGGTGCAATGGCGGCGGCCGGTAACGCCCCGGCCACCTCGCCCACGCCGGTTGCGATTGGGTGTGCGGCGCTGTACGGCGCTTCCTGTTGCGCGACCGTGGCTAAGCGTTTGGCCGCATCGGCGGACAGAAACCCACCAACACGCCGATCAATTCCACCGGCTGGGCCATAGAGATCACCGATGGCGGAAAGTCCCTTGCCGGCGAGCTGTTCCGTGCCCAGCACTGCCCGGCCAATACCAGCGCTTGCACCCTCTGCCGCTGATTTCAGTGTACTCGGCGGCGGGTGCGCAGCGGCATAGGTCTTCATCACCTTACCGATGACATCCTGGCCGGTGCCATTCGGAAAAACATGCTTGACGCCATCGGCACTGACTGCGGTGATGGTCATTGGATAGGATTCCCATTCGCATCATAATTGATCGTGGTGTTGCCTGCATTTGATCCAGCGGTGGAATCGCCCCCAGAATCATCGGCCGGGGCCGCGCTGGGATCAGCAACCGCTGGCGGGGTAGAGGCAGCGGCGTCTGCCGCTGCCGAAGTCACACTTGGCGTTGCAATGGGAACGGCGGCGTTTAGTGCGGCGGGCGGTGCGATTGGCTGAATGGTTTGCAAGAGAGCTTGCGTAGGGGCATCCAAGTATCTGGATGAAAAATCATCCAATCCCGTGCCTGCCTCATATTGCTTCTGCAACCCAGCAAGTTGGCCCGCTGCAAGCCCCTCCCAGGTTTGTATCGCCTGGGTAAACTGAGCCGGAGACATCGCTTTGTTAATCAGGTCATCAGCACTTGTACGATCAGCCAAGGCACCCGGCCCGCCCGTAATTGCTTTAACAAGTTCATCTGCCACAAAACCCTTAGCAGCATTGAAATTTGTCATCTGCGGGTCGCCAAATTGTGCAGAGAGTTGGTTTGACAAAGAATTGACCGCCTGCACATCGTTGTTTTGCAGCGCCATGCCGAGTTTTTTCAAAACATCGAGATGCTGCATGAGAACATTATACGATATGACGGATTTGGATTGTGAGCCTTTATCATACGCGAGAACCGTTGCGGCTTTACCTAAGTAATTGGTCACGTCATAATCTGGGTTAATTTTCATGACCATTTGCATAACCGCAGTATTTCCAGATGAACCCATTGCGCCCGCTGTTGCCGCTGGCAAACGATAAGTAGCGATTAACTGCCCCTTGTCATAAGCCGGCGGATCAACGTTACGGAGTTCCCCCAAGGGTGAATCTGGGGCTGGATTGGCACCAAGTCCCTTGCCAGGGGTTGGCCCCATTAACCCAGCATCTATAGACGCCTTAACCGCATTGTATTGATCTTGCTTCGCCGGGGCGAGTGGCCCCGTGAATCGAGTTACTTCTTTATTGATACCCGACATATCGCCTAAAACTAAATTCCTCATAAAGTTATTTGATACGCCGGTAACAGGATTTGGGATGTCACCAGGATCTTGCGTGCTGCCTGAATTGGAAATTTGTTGGCTAAAGATCCCTGCCATCGCGTGGTTTTTATCATCTTGCCACTGCGATTTCTTGGACGGGTCAGCCGGTTCTGGATGTGCTTTCATCCATGCCTGGGCTTTATTTTCCGAATCCTGATATTGAACACCAGCCGCCGCCTGTTGCGCCGCATTGGCTCCAGCACCGGCCCGCTTGGCGGCGAGTTCAGCGGCGAAAAGCACACCCTGGCTTTTAATAACGCCCAGCATAACGTCGTCTTTCAGCGCCGTGGCGGTAGTGGTCATAGCGGTGGTTAGTTCCTGAATGTCATCCTTATGCGCCGTGATTGCTTCTTTATATGCCTCAGTCTCATATTTTTGCAGGTTAATCGCATTCGTGGTTTCAGCTTTCCATGTTGCCATCGCAGCGTTGGCCGCGTCGGTATCGCCCTGCTTGTGGGCATTCATCACGCCGGCCGCCGCGTTCAATGCATTGGTCATCGACCCACGCGTGAGCAAAGAGCCAAGCGTGGCAATTATCATCGCAGACGAACCCCACGCCTCCACCGGATTATATTGCTTGGTCTGCGGGGCTGGCGGCGGAACATACGGTACGGGTGGTTGTGGTGTATTTTCTGGGCTAAGTTTAGTGCGGATCTGATCCTGTAAAAAACGAAGATATTGGTGCATATCCGTAAAGTCGTCTGTGGCGGCCGATGTGGGCGGCACGGCTGACGTTGGTGTGGCCGGTACAGGCGGTGCTTTAGGAATGGGCGTTATTGTTGCAGGTGCCCCAGCCCCCGCTGGCTTTGTAAGAACCGCACTGGCAGGGGCATTTTTAGGGCCGATTGCTACGGCCAGCGGCGATGGATTGTTCAGGGCCATAATCGTGTCCTATGCATTGGCGCTGGCGAGATCGCTGGCTGCACCAGCGGTCGGGGTGGCGGCTGGCGCACTGGCGTTGCCTGGAATCATGGCGGTGGCAAAATTACCAATCGCAGTTCCGAGGTTGTTATCCTTCTGCAAATTCTCATTCATGATGTCGGCATAGAGCTGCGTGCCAAACTCGTTCTCGCTGATGCCGGTTTGGAGGAGCTGCGTGGCCAAATTCGTCGCCTGGGTCACGCCAGCCATTTGCGCCGCCGCGATGTCCTGCGCCTCGGCTGAGGAACCTGACATGCCCATGGACGCGTATTGGCTGCGGATGGACGCCTGGGCGGCGGCTGTAGCCTGATTAATGGCCGCTTGCGCGCCGGGCGGCAGCGTGCCGCTCGACAGATAATTTTGAAGTATCTGACCTTGCTGCGTGTCCTGCGCCGCCGCCGTGTTGAGCTGGTTCTCGCCCTTCACCGGCTGATTGCCCTTCAGCGCATCCATGAGCAGGCCAGCACCGGACAGCAATGTCCTTGGACCACCGATGTCCGCAAGCCAGCCACCACCCCCGGCCGCCGCTGCGCCCGCCCCTGTGGCATAGCCCGCCGGAGCTGCAACAGCACCACTACCTTCCAGAGCTGTGGCCAATGCCGGATTGGAAACAACGCCGCCGGCTAAGCTTTCGGTTGTACCAATCCCAACATCCGCGCCCAGAGCGTTGATGCCACCGCCGATAAGTGTGTTACTGCCGATAGCATTACCGAGGAGCGTGCCTGTTCCGGCGGTGCCAAGACCGGAGGTGGCCGCACCAATCCCAACATCCGCGCCTAACGCGTTGATCCCGGCGCCGACAAGCGTATCAGCACCGATGTAGTTACCGAGGGCCGTACCCGTTCCAGCTAAACTACCACCCGCCGCTTCAGTCGCCGCTGCACCCGCCGCCCCCGCTGCCGCCGCGCCGTATAATTCCGCACCGCCATAGGCTATGGAGGCTGCTTCAACACCCGAAAGCGCGGATTTTTCCCAGCTTTTTCCCTCAATCTTTTGGCCGGCTGCTTCACCCAAACCAGCGCCAACGGCCGCACCCGCCGGACCACCCACAAGAAAACCACCTACCCCACCAACAACGGCAGTGACATCTGGCACAACCTGTTTCAGCGAAAACATATTGCCGAGAGATTTACTTGGATGGGTGAAAAGCCCCTTGCTCCCGCCGAGTGACAGACCGTTCATAGCCCTTCCTCCGCATCAAAATTATAGGATTGCACTTTGGTATGCGGCCCTAACCGGCGGGCGATGACGGCAAAATCATGCTCCGTGAGAGAGCCAATTGTGAAGCGAAAAGCCCCGATCCGGTCACGCCACAACATCATCTCACGGATCAGCGCAATAACCTCCCAGACGGGGCCAAACACCCATTGTTCATGCACCCACGGCCGGGGCTCGAAATGCGTCATGTCGATGTTGGCGCAACCAAACGCGTGATCCGTGCGAATCAGGAGGACGTTCATATTATCCACGTTTTCAACGCACACGTCATACATGCCCTGAAGGTCCATATATGGCAGCGCTTTACGGAAAGCGTGTTCCGCCTGCATTTTGCACTCATCAAGATCTGCTACAGTCATGCGCCGGACACGATGATGTGGTGCGATGAACATATTCGCCTCCTAAATCCCCAATGCTTGACGGCAAGAATTGTGATCCTGGATGTGTAAAAATAGCCAGTGTTCCAGCTCACTCGGACTATCGAAATTCAACGACTCCTGATCGCTCCCTGGCAAATTCAGGGCATTAAGCATGTCTTGATGGGTTTGCTGGTGCCATGTGAACCATTGGTCCAGAGCATTCTCCGGTATCGGATCAAGCGGATAGACCGTGAGATTCTGATAATTTACCGTGGCCTGCGCAAAGGCGCCGCTGCCGCCACCGCCGATAATTGCCACAGCCGGGGCTGAGAAGTAACCGAGCCCCGGATTGATGATGCTGATTGTGATTTGACCCGATGCCGATAGGGCGGCCGTGGCGGTGGCTTGTGTGCCAGGAATGCCATTCGGCGCGCTGATTTGCACCGTGGGCGCAGACGTATAACCCGTGCCCTGGGCCAGCACCGCGATGGATTTTACCACACTGCTCTGCCGCTTGATGGCATTGCGGATCTCATCATGGTCCACCTTGTTGGCAAGACTCCAGACCGCCCGTTCTTCAACGGTTCGCGGCACATTCCAGAGGTTTGCCGTGGTGACCATTTACTTTTTCAACTTCCGAGAAATGGGCAACGCGCTTGGGATCAGTGAGAACGGATCACCGTTATGCTCCGGCATGGGGTTATGACCCCAGCGATCCCCATCCGCCGATGGTTTCCAATGATATTCATGCCCATCACCGCCGCACACTTCATCTGCCTTGGGATAATAGGTGCCCGAGGGCGCATGAACGGCCAGACCGTCAGGATTTTCACCCTTGGCCACCAAGCCCGGAAAGTCGATGTTTTTACCTGCTACATTTGCCATAACTTAGCTCCTTTGATTCGGTATTTCTTCGACTATCCCCGACACCTCAAGCCCAGGTGACCCCATTGCATGTGTCGAAAGCACATAGGACAATCCTAGATAGTTCAAAGTGATGTCCTCGGCGGTTGTTGAGAGCGTCAGCCCCAAGAACATACCCGCGCCGTCATTCAGACCATACGAAAATACGGGATACCCTATCGTGTACGCATTGGCCAAGGAAAAGGTCATTGGCTCACCATCGTTGAGCGGATAAGAGCCCGCTTCCGTGTCCAAACTCACAGTCATCGGGATAGGCGCACCGCGCGTCCCGAGGTTCTGCGCCGTTATCGTCGTGGTCCAGACCTGCTTCACGAGATAGGGCACGCCGGCCCCAAATAACTTGGTGGAAAGCGTGCTGGTGATGGCGCTGCTTGGCGTCTGGAACATCTGGTAGAGATGAGTGCCATCCGTGCCCCAGGCTGAAAGGTCCGAATTGATCTCCTGCGTGCCAATAAACGTCATTTTTGGCGATTGCGAGGCCACGCACCACCCCTGCTCATCCCACACGATCATTTTATTGGCCATAGTCAGGGTGACGGGGTTCTGCATGGTCAAAAGCAGCAAATAATACTTTCCTCCAAAAATGTTGGCAGCGGCCGATGACGGGCGCAGGCCACCGTTCACCGGGAAAACTGCGTTGGTGAACAGTGGGTCGAGATCCTTGGAGATTTTTGTCGCAGCGCCGCCATAGAGCGCGTACACGCCAAGCGCGTTGGCAAACACGATGGCACGGCCAAAGTCCTGCACGCTGTCCCGCCATGGTGTGCCCACCTGCGGGTCGGTGTTCTGGTACTGGAATGTGGTGGTGGGCGGATTTCCGGCCGTATTCACGCCGGAGATGATGGCCACCGAAGAATCACCAAACGGGTAGAGATAACCGTTGCTCTGCCGCAAGTTGGTATAGGTCTGGCGCAGGAAACGGTCGGATGAAACATAGATCAACCCACCATCCGAGGTGGCAAAATCACTGATCGAACCGGGTGCCGACACCAGGATTTTGTTGTTGTTGTTTTTTGATGGCGGTGAGTTTGGCGGCGTCCAAGGCGCTGCGATAAACACCCGCGATTGGAACGTCTCAATGGCGATGCCCGATACGCCGTAAGGCATGAGGCTGACAGTGGCCGAGGCAGAGCGGTTGATGGCCGATTCCACGATCACCGATGGCGCGGTAAAATAGCCGCTACCGGGGTTCGTGATCGTGACACTGCTAATCGAGGTCGGTGTTAGCGTGGCAATTGCCCCCGCGCCCGTGCCGCCACCGCCGGTTAGGGTGACGACTGGCGGGGCTGTATAGCCAGACCCGGCGTTGGTGATGGTGTACGAGGCCACCGCGCCGTTGGCGATGGTGGCGGTCGCCGTGGCAGTCACGCCGCCCGCCTGTGGTGCTGCAATTGCCACGGTCGGGGCCGAGGTGTAGCCGGAACCCCCACCCCCCGCGATGCTGGATATGGACGTGGGGGCCAAATTGGCGGTCGCGGTCGCGTTTGTGCCGCCGCCGCCGGTTATGGTCAGCACGGGGGCCAGCGTATAGCCAGTGCCGCCATTTATGACGGATATGGACCCGATGGTGCCTGGATTCAGTTCGGCTGTTGCGGAGGCCCCAGATCCGCCGCCGCCGGTAAATGAGACAATTGGTGCCGAGACATAGCCACTGCCTGGATTAGTCAGGGTCACGCTGACGACTTGGCCGCCGGAGATGTTCGCCGTGCCCGAGGCCCCGGTGCCAATCAGCGCCGCGAAGTTGACGGCCGGCGGGCTGGTATAACCCGAGCCGCCACCCGTGATGACGATGGTGGAAACGCCGGTTGATTGCACATTGGCGGAAAGCAGCGCTTGGTTATCGGTGCCGCCGCCGGAAAACCCCAGCGTCACACTGTCATTGATCTGGTAGCCCAACCCTGGGTTTGCCACCGCGAGGCTCACCACTGAACCATTCACCACCTGCGGCACCAGCACGATGCCCGAGCCGGAGCCACCAATAACCTGGATATTTGGTGCGCCTGTATATCCGGTGCCGCCATCCGTGATCGTCACGATGGGTGAGATGCCACCGGCTGTGTAAAGAATTGCGCCGTCCCAAACAAAATAAGCGTTCTGGTTGTGGTTGTTGCCAATGAGAAGATATTGACTGCCCCATTGCGCACAAGCCGGGAGACTTCCACCAGAAAGCATAAAAGTGCCGGGCGCGTTGCTGATAATGGTACTGGCACCTGTCACCGTGTTGATCTGAACAGCCGTGCCATCGTTGTAGAAAACGGCAACATAATTTGAGCCGTTGATATTGTAGAAGAAGAAAAACACTATGGTTTTTCCAATAGGTGCGGTCCAAAGCGGGGATGCCACATCCCATAGGGTGCGCAGATTTCCCTCGCCCACCAAAATCCAATTCTCGGAATAGAAGAATTGCTGATCGCGGATGGCGATACGGCTGGCGGACAGGTTCATGCCCGCGAAGGGGAACATCACCGCTTGCTGGAGGCCCGGTGGTAACCCTAGATCATCACCTTGTCTCCTGGCCATGGATCATGGCCCCCCAGCCGGCGTTTTTGCTGTTGCATTCAGCTTCGCTTGCAGCCCGGAAAGCGTTGGCGTGCTGCGGGCGAGAGCGCGCATGTTGGGGAGCGAGTCATTCCAGATCACTTGCCCGCCCGGTGCCACCAGCTCGTTTTTGTCATTCCAATCTGGCGCGGTTGCCGGGTTTGCATACTGCGATTGCTTAGAGAAAGTCAGATCGTATGGCGTTTTCCAGGTATCAGGATAGTGCATCTGCCCATCATTTGGATCTACCGCGCCCTTGGCGCGCGGATCGCCGGATTGCAGCGCCTTCCAGAAGCCGCGCATGTCATAATCAGGCTGTGCCTGGGTTGGATCAAACGGCACCTTATTATCAGCCACCCATGTTCTGAATTTCTGTTCTTCCTGCGGCTGGAGCTGGGTTTGGTAATTGCTTGCACCGGGCTTCACCCATGCCTGATTGCGCGCGTAAATTTGCTGCGGCGTGTATTCTCCGCCTTCACTCCCATAATAGGGCTGTGCTTGCGCCTGGGGCTGCGGTACGGGAGTCGCGGCGGCTGGCGTACCCGTCATCTCTCTGTGAGCCTGCAAGAGTTGCGGCAGTAAAGCCACGGCCGGATCTTTCGGTGTGTTGACGAGATACGTCAGGAGACTGGTGAGGTGGTCGCTCATCAGTACGCGTACCATTGGGCCACGCGGCCATGGTCGGTCGCAGAGCGCCCACGGCGCAGGGTGGTCATGAACAGATCCAGATACATCTCCGCGAGCTGCGGCCTCATCGTGGAGAGGTAGGAGAGATATGCCGAGTAATATTTTACAGCGTTCTCAAATGGGTGCGGGATCGCATCATAATCTGAGTCCGACACAAGCGGCGATGGCGAGCAACTGCACTGCCATTCCATCTCCTCGACCGTGCTGGGCACTGGCCACAACCAAACATTGGCGTTCGCGCCATCGCCGTCCGTCGCCCATTTCAGCGGGAAACTCGACACCAAATAATTGTACGAGCGCGCATGGGCCTGAAGATCTTCCCACGGCATATATTCCATCGCCGGCCGCATGGAGCCCCAGGAAATCGCCATCGAGGTCACATCAAGCACATGGTCAATCCCGGCGTTTGCATTCTGGATCTGCGCCAGCGCCATCGAAAATGGGTATTTTTCCTGGTTGATGATGGTCTGAAACGGCGTGACCGGCGCGGACCCTGGCGTGCCGCCGCCCGGCACCATGATACCCGCCTGCGCAGCGTTTCCGAACGGCGAAAGGCCGGTGGCCAGGAGACTGATACAGCCGGTTTGGTAAGCCACCTGCCGCCGCCCCTCATTGATCCAGCGGGTGAGCTGCGGAACGGAAATCAGCAAGCCCAAATTGTCGTGCAGGAGCGTCTGTGAATCATTGATATACCAGGAAAGCTGCACGGCGCTGACCTCCTACGACTCTCCAAAATAAAACCCGGCGCCCGATAGTCTGAGCGCCGGGCTATGTGGTTTCAAAGACCGCTTACTGCGGGTTCAGATAGTTCGTGTCTGTGACGCCGCCCATCGTGAGCGTCACCACGGCGGCGGTGGTTACGATGCCATTGCCACCAAGGATTTGAATTGTCCCAGCCGTGGGCACGGCCTCGTATGACCCGCCATCGAGGACATTGCCACCGACCAAAATCCCGCCCGCCGCCGATGTGGGCGCCACGATTTGTGATAGGCGCGGCCGTGGAAAACCTACCTGCGAGGACGGATTGATATAGGCCGACACGCCAGCGGTAAGCAGCGGTGCTGCCGAGATCGTTACCGCGCCAGCGGCGGCCGTATAACCCGCGCCTGCCGTGGTGACGGCGTAGCCGGTAACCGCGTCATTCATGATCGCGGTTGCGGCAGCGCCCGTGCCCCCGCCACCCGAGATCGTGAGAACGGGAACAGCGCCGCCTGCGGTCGGCGTGCCATGGTTATTACAAAGAACCGCCGTGACGGTGCCAAGCCCGGTCAGGCTGGCCACGGCAATGGCATTCGCGCCCGTGCTATCGCGCGGATCGTTAATCAGCGTCACCTGCGGCGGGAAGGTATAGCCCGCCCCCTGGTCAATGAGGGTGATGGCGGTGACCGCACCAGCGGTGATCGTCGCAAAGGCCGTTGCCTGGACGCCGGGCGACGGCGGGGCCTGGATCACCACTTCCGGTGGGAATTGGTAATTTGAACCGCCTGAAGGCAGAGCGATGGTGCTTACCACCTGCCCGAGAATGGCCGTCCATGTTGAGTTACCGGCCGAGGCAACGACAAGCGGCGGCGTGGTGTAGCCCGTGCCTGCGGCGGTCAGAAGCGCCGCGACGGCGCAGCCGGACGTGTTGGCAAGCCGGGTGTTCACGCCATCGCAATACCAGAAGGCATTGGCATTCGGCGTGGAGGTCGGCCGCCAGATGTTGCCGATGAAGTCAAAAGATTGGATGTTGGTATATTTGCCAAGGATGGCACGATACCAGTTCGCGGGCGGCAACCAAGCCTGACCAGCTTCCAAAGCCACCAGATTCGAGCCGAGCGTGCCGAGGTTATTTGCAACCCCAGGACCACCAAAACGAGTAGGCATTTACTGCGTCTTTCCTGTTACAGAACAGCCGGAGGCCCGGCGACATTCGGCCATGCCGGCGCGGCAAGGCCCGTGATGTGCGCGCCAGATGAAGGCTTGGCGCAAACCAGATTAAGCGCGGTGAGCAACACGCCGATGGAGGCGAGCTGGCCGAGCGGGATCAGAGATTCAAAGCCGGTGAAGATGAAGGGCGCGGCTTCAGACACGTACATGGCGAGGTAGCGCGAATTGATCGCGTACATCTCACCGCGCGGGCACCACGGATCTGGGAAGATCGGCGTGTTCAACACCTGGATGGCGCGGAAGCCGGAATTCACCACATCGCCCTTGCCATAGCGCGAGCGCGGGTTGGTCATGAATTGCTCCAGACCCATGAAATCAGTCATGAGTGTGGCCCAATCGGCGGGGTTCATCACCGCAAAATCGGCATCCTCGCCGCCGGCCCCGGTCATCACGCGCGTCAGGGTGATGGCCATGCCACCACGGGACGCCACCTGCCCGACACCGCCGGAATTCGGATAATACTGGCCCTGCCAGAAGGCGTTGGTTTTGGCGATGCCGCCGTAAGAGGCAACATTGGTGCCGTTATCGTAGGCCCCGAGGAGCGAATCCAGCGCATTCGGATTGTTGGTGTTGTTGGTATAGAGCGCCTGCGCCAACGCCTGTTTGATGACGATTGCCGCGTCCGCCGTCACCGCGCGGAGTTTCGGAATAATCACCTCGGAGGATTGTACGATGGCTTCCAGGTTGAAGAAGCCAATCGGCACCATGCCGATTTTGAGGTTGAAGGTCGCATTTTGAATAGCGGCCTGATCCTCGGGCATCGGGAAGTCGCCCGCGAAGCTACCCCAGTTGAAGGAGGTGAAGGACGATCCCTGCGTGGGGATGGTGATCTGCGACACACCACCGCGCGCGGCTTGCGCATTGGCGAGGAGCAAGGAGAGCAACGGATGGCTCTGGTAGATCTGGACAAACAACGAAGGAACAACGGCGCGGCGCGTGATGTTCTGGAGTTGCTGACCTAGTGCCCCAGTTGGGGTAAGGCCGCCAGACAGGCCAGCCGTAAAGGTGGTTTGGGACACGTTACTCTCCTCTAGCCTCTAAGCGAACGTCGCGTTACGCGGCGTCTTCATTCATAATTTGGGCAGTCATCTTGTCCTGCCACGCGACTGGATCTCGATGCAGTTCCGCAATACTCTCGTCCGAACCGCTGGTGTCGCCAGTGCCAAACAGATTCATTTTCTGCGGCAGATATCCGTTGCCTTTGAGCGGCGCGGGCGGCTTCGGAAGCGTTTCGATGAAGGCTGGTGCTGCCAACGCAGGATCGGCGGTGCCCTTCTCCGTCATGAAGGCGATGAATTTTTCCTTGGTCTCGCCTGTGAAGCCGCGTGCGGTTGCGATGCGATCAACGTCCGCCTGCAAACCGCCAAGCGCCTTCTCATTTTGCGAGGCAAGCTGTTGCGCGTCGTAGGTTTCCTGAAGTTTTTTCAGGGCGGCGCGTGTTTCCTCCAACTCGGACTTCATCGGCGCAAGAAGCTTCTCGCCTTGGTCGATGACGGGGAAGTTGAGTTTTGGATCAAGCTTCTTCAGGCGGCGCTGGATGTCGAGACCATCCTCGCCGGACGTGAGCTTGTCCAATAACGAATAGGCAGTGCGCAGAGCGGCCAGTTCGGACGCGGGAATCTGCTCAATCTCATCTGGTTTCCCGGCCATGATTATGTACCGTTCGTGGAGTTACCGACATGCGGAATCGCCATGCCGGTATTACGCGTGCCGTTCGGCATTCCTGCCGGTGTCGCGCCAATAGCGGTGGTGTCGAATGGCACCACCTTCTGAATCGGTTCCTTGCCCTCGGCAGGAACGGTGTTGACGTATGGGCCTGGACCTTTAGCCATCTTCAGACTCCTCGATTAAGCCGCTTCTTGATCTGGACCGGGGCCGCCACCGGGCGGTCCTGGCGGTGGCGCCGCTGGCGGCGGCGGTGTCATTGCCGGCGGCGCATTCGGTGGCGCTTGCGCCATCTGCGCGAGCTGCGCGTGCGGTTGCTGTTGGGCTACCTGCTGGGCGGCCATGCGAAGCTGCTGGATCTGCTGTTGATCGGCGCCCACACCCGTATCTGGAATGTGCTTGGCGAGCTGACCAACTGTCTTTAGCAGATCGTTATGAAAATCTGATCCCATCGGGATGGCGGGCAACGCGGTCTGGATCAGCAATAACGCTGTTCGGACCTTTGCAATGGCCGCCAATGTGTTTCCGGGATTGCCTTGCGGGCCTGCTACTCCACCCGTGCCGGGTGGCGCGGCCATCATGCTTGGCGGTAAGGGGGCCGGGCCAGCCGGACCCCCTGGACCTGGACCGGCAGGGACTCCACCACCACTCCGCATGAGCGCGGCGAGTTGCGGGGGGACTTGGCCCTGCGCGGCTGACATTACTTGCGGCCCTTACGGTGCCCTTTGCGACGTGCCATCGAATCCTCCTCGGATTAAATTATTGCGGGAAAGGCGAAACAGTCTCAGGGACCGTTACTTACGGCCCTTGCGGTGACCCTTACGTTTCATGACACAGCTCCACTTGGGTTGTGGGGAGTCCGGGCAACCCGGTCCCTTTGTGTTTCGCCCATATCGGCGTCCGAGACTCGTATTCCCAAATCGGCAAAAAAGTCAATTAAATTGGAATATTATTCTCCAACATGACTCTCATCGCAATTATTTTTCTAAGTTTTTACGAGTTTTGGTCCCGATGGCGGGCCGCCCGCCCCTGGCTTTTGCTGCTGTGCCTGGGCTTGCGCCGCCGCCTGCGCCGCCTGTGCCTGCGCGGCTTGCGCAATCATCGCCTTCACCTCGGCCTCGTGCGCGTCAGCCACAATTTCATCGACATTCTGCGGGTTAATCATCTCGATAAATTGCTCTGGCGAGATCGCACCCGCCTTCTTCAGCACCAGCGCCTTCTGTATGCCCTCATCGCCAAAGGCCGGGCTGGCACTATGGCTGTCCACCATGACGCGGATGGTCTGCGGCAGATCGTGCATTTTGAATTGCACAGGGCGCATCCCATCGGCCGGCGGCACCAGCGTCGGATCATCCGGGATACCCGCCGCTTCATCCGAGGCGGGCGGCATGTACCAGCCGACCAGCGTATCAATGCTCTTGGCCCGCAAGAGATCTGTAACAATGGCGGCAGATTTTTGAATCGCGCGCTCGATGCGGATGGCTTTTTGCTTGAAGCGTGGCGTGGCGTTTTTAGTCATCTGCTCCGCCTGCCCTGCCGTGCGTACCGAGCCCGACGCCATGCCCTGCAATGTTGGCGTCATGCCGGTCATCACATCGAACATGCGCTCAGATTCCTTCAGGCTCTCATACAGCCCCGGCGGCAAGGTCGGTGCCAACATCACGGGCGGTTTAGCGGTGATGTCATTCTCATACAGCCAGCCGCCCGGCTTGGTCAGCTTGGACTTCTTCTGTTGCGTCATCGTCGTGCCACCCTGGAACCATGCGGGCGGATCTTCCTGAAGGCGCAGGAGCCGGTTGATGCCGTTGACGCGTTTATTTACTGAAGATTGCAGCAAAGCAAGATTTGCTATTTCACTGCGGCCCCAGAAATAGCCGGCCAAACGGTTGGGGCAAAACTCCACGAAAGGCTGCTTGAAGGCCAGCGGATTGCCCTCATCCGGCGCGCGGTGAAATGTCTTATTGTTCGGGTCGAGCATGTCAGCCCAGATATTCATGCGCTGCTCCCGGCCAAAGATGATGACGTTGCCGACCAACTGAAGCGTCGTCCACTCCCGCCGGCCTTCATCGTCCTGGCGCGCGTCATCCTTGATCCACAGCTCGTCCACGCGGATGAGATCGGTGATAACCTTGGGGTCGAAGCTCGGGTACGGCCCGGCCAGCCATTGCACCATGCCGTTGGGGGTCTGCGGATTGGCGCTGCCGATGCCACCCTGCCCCTGGTACGGCTGGAAGCCACCCAGAATTACCTGCTTGAGTAAAGCGGCCTGATCCGGCGAATCAGCGCTGCGGGTCTGCGTGGCAAACCCCATCGCGCGCTTGTAGATCTTCTCTTTATCGGGATGGTCGCGGATCAGGAGCTTGAATTGGTCGGTGGTGATGTAGGTTGAATGGGTGAAAGCCTCCTGCTCATCGAGCGTTTGCAGATCCGGCCGGTACACCCCCATGAATTCCGGCATCACCAGCACGGGTTCAAGCCCGTTCACAGACCAGAGGTGCTTGATGAAGGTTTTGCCCAGCACCAGGGACCAGCGCGTGGCCTCCTCATACTGCGTATCCAGATCGCAGGCCCGCGATTGCTCCAGCACTTCATCGGCCGCCGCCGCGCCCTTGGCGCGCTCCACCTTACTGCCGCCATACCGGAATTTGACCTTGAATCGGAGGTCCACCGAGCTGCATAGGAACGATGTCATGTCCTCTATGGCGTCGAATGTTTTGTTGAAAATTTCAGCATCGCCTTGCTCGTTCCCGACGAGGTAGAGATTGCGGAAAAAGGCCGATTTTTGCAGCCGGTCCATACGGTCGGACGTGCAGATGTTGGCGATCTCGCCGCACCACTCCTCCATGCCACGATCTGGAATAATCATGAGATCACATTCCCTTTCGCATCACGAGAATTGAGCAATGTCACGTTGGGCCGTGTGCGCGGCGCCTGCACCATGGCAATCGGGTCGGGCACGCTGGGGTCTTTCATGGCGGCAAACGCCCCCATCCCGGTCGGCGTGCGCGCCATCGCGGCGAGTTGGCGCATCCGCTGCTGGATGGGGTTCATGCGGCCGGCACCAGGGCCAAGCTTGCCAGTAAACATGTTGTCGGCCGCTTGCTGAAGGTCCGGGCGAAGGTTCGGCGCCATGGTGGCCCCCTGGCGGCCATCGGATTTCAGATCCGTGAGGCCGTGATCGGCCATGGTGATGTCCGCCGCGATGTCCATGGCTTTGACCGCCGGGTTTGCCCCAACAACGGACGGCGCGCGGCCCGCCGCAAGGTCAAATTCCCGATGTTCCTTTTGCGTGCCGCACTGCGGACAGGGTTCATCGGGCACAGCGGCCGATGGCGCGAAGAAATGGTACTTGTTGCCGCACTCCAGGCAGCGGCATGTGATTTTGAATTTACTCATGGCTTCACCAGAAGGCTCCCATGCGCGGGTTCGCGCGCCAAAATTTGGGTTTCATGCTGATCTCGGCACGGGTGATCGGATCTACCCACGACATCCATGGCTTCCATGAAAAACCAATGCGCTTGCGCGTGCTATACCACATTGCCAGCACACCGGGGGTGGTTTCGTCCTCGCTTATCATCACCGGAGACCCATTGAATGGTCCCTCGCCTGTCCCGGCGTTGGCCATATCAAGCGGTTCATAATCAAAGACTTCCGGTTTTTCGGTGGTGTTACCTTGTCCTTCCTCTTGTCCCTCATCATCGGGATCATAGAGCGGTGGCAGGGGGCGTGGCTCTCCGCCGATCAAATTCAGCGCCTCGGCTGTCTGTCTTGCATGTCGCGGCATCGTTTTTCTCCTAAGCTAAACCCCTATCCGATAGATATTGGTTGGGTTCCGGCTCATCGACGGGGGCGTTAAGCATGGTGAAAATCTTAGCGTTCAGGATCTCGGATATTTTAGCTTCCAGATGATCGGGCGTGACCATCACACGGTTGTAGGTAAGGCCCTGGGAGATCAAATTCGGGCGAAACCACTGCTTCCAGGCGACATCGGCCAGCGCAGCGGCGAACACGCGGTCATCATGCAGGCCGGAGGGTGCGCCGATCTCCCCGCCATCCTGCACCACGGCCATCATTTCCTTCAGGCAAGGCACCGAATGCACCGCGAGCTGCGAGGTGATGAGGGAATCACGCAGGCCGGAGAGCATCGTCCACTTGCTGCGGTGCGTGGTCTCCCAGTTATAGGCGTAGCCCGGCCCCATAGAGTCCGGCCGGTGGTAGAGATACCAGCGCATGGTCTCCAGATAGTCCGACGCGCCGTCATGCCCGATGGCCTTCTGATATTCCTCAGAACGGAGCTGTTCACGAAGCGATTTCAGCTCATTCATCACCGCATGACCAGGCCCCCCGATCTCCAGGTTCACCATGCAGTTCTTGTAATAGCCCGCCATATACGCCAGCACCCAGGCCACTTGCCGCGTGTCGCATTTATTGTCGGCATATTCCGCCACCTGCACCATTTTATCCGCGAAGCACCGGAACACGCTGATGCAGTGCCGGTCGTTATTGTCGTTGCGGCCGAATGCGGGGTCTGCGCCGATCACGTATTGCGCGCCATCCGCCGGTTCGGTCCAAACACGCAGCTCCACCTCGGCCACGCGCCGTGCATCGTCAATCCACTCCATTTTGGAGGCTTTGAAATCATTCCCGAGGTAGAATTTGAAGCCCATGAAGGGCACTTCGCGGGCCACCTCAATGAGATCTGCCACATTGCGGGTCTGGAAAAAGCTGTAGCCGGTCTGAATGAAGGCATCATTCTCAGTCCACGGCTGGCTTTCATCCAGACTTTCGGCCGTGGTGGCTTTGCTGCTTTCACGCCAGCGATACCACGCCAATTGTTCGGCCGAAATCTTGTGATTGTAGAGGTCTTTGACGGCCTCGATGCGCTCTTGCTCGCGCGGGGTTGGGTGCGCGGCGCCGAACACCTTGAAACGCGGGTCGCGGCGCGAGATGGCGTTCTGCGGCTTGGCCCACCAGCCGACAAAGATGCGGCCACGGGTGAAAATATCCTCGCCGGCATCCTCCCACATCCGCATCCAGTGATTCATGCCGTGCGCGGTGGACTCGAACAGGTAAAGCCGGTCGGGATTATGCTCGGAAAGGGTCTCCATGAAGGATTGCAGGCCCTCGGCCCGCCCGTATTTGGAAACCTCGGTGAGCAACGCCACGGTGTAGGCGCGAGATTCACCCCATGTCGTCTTGCTCTTGCCCGCCACCAGGAAATCCAGGCGCGAGCCATTGGAAAATTGCATGTATTTCGAGTTTGACGCGGTAATGGTGAAGGCTTTGCCAAAATACTGGGTCGGAAAACTGTCCATGTAGCGCGTCAGAATGTCGCGGAACACGTCGCGGTTGGGATCGTTATCGACCACCAGCGCGCCAAAGATCCGGGGATGCACGGCCAGCCAGAACAGCAAGATGGCCAAGGTAACGGTGGTCACGCCGAGCTGCCGGGATTTCAGAATATAAAAAACGTGGACACCATTGGTCAGGCTGGTGCCCACGTAATTCAAAACCCGGCTCTGACTGTCCCATAAGACCAGCTTGGAGCCCCGCTCATCGGTCGAAGGGGCTTCTTTCGAGACAATCCGCAAATTGTCTATGAAGTTTGAGAATAGCGGCAACCATTTTTGCAGCTTACCCGCCAAGGAAATTCCCTCTTAATATCGAATCAACCAATGACATCACAGGAGGGGGTGGGTGTGTCTTAGCGCGTTCCACCTCAAATTCATATTCCATTAAAATTTCAATGGCTTTGTCGGCGGCTTTGAGGTTGCGATCCTGAAAAGCGATCTGCTCCGCGCAACTCGTGATGCGCCCCGCGATCATCGCCTCCAGCAAATTTGGCTCATCGGATTTATGGCGGCGCTTGAACCGACGCACGAGCCGCTGATTCACAGCCCGTATGCGCTCGATGTTGGTTTTGTTATCGCGCGCAGACTGCTTATATTTTTCCAGACTATACTTCATCCGAGACACAAGATTGAATGACGTGATGAAATCAACGCCAGAATTCTTGGCGATGTCGGCCATCACCTCATCAAGCGCGGTTGAGACCAGATTCATGGCCTCGGCAAAGGCATTGTCGGGGGATTTCTCGCTGCAATCGCCTGTGGCATCGTACTTTGCCCGGCGCTCTGCATCGCCCAGAATATCATGCGCCAACTTCACCAGAGCAAAGCTTTCCGCGCTGCCGGTCTCCTGATTATCCGGGTGCGCCTTCTTCGCTTTACTGCGATAAGCACGGTGGATGGCCGCCTTATCGGCGGTCTTTGGTACGTCTAAAATCTCATATAAGTCCTTCATCCTGCATCCTTCTGATCGTGCTATCCTCTGTAATTTCCAGCTTCACGCGCTCACCAACGAAGGCCGGCACAAGCACGTTTGGGATGCGCGGATGCCAAATATCCCAGTCGCAGCTACTCGATTCATCGTCATCCCAGACCACGATGGCGAAGCCGGCGATGGGGTTTGCCAAATTCTCGCACATGAATTTCACACGGCGCGTGATGAAATCCGGCCGGTTCAGCTCATCCGGCTGGTGCAGACACACCACCCACAACGCGGACCCGTGCGGCTTGTACCGACGAATGCGCGTGCGGGCGATCTGGCTCATTGCGAGAATCGAGGGCCGTTGGGCGCAGGAGAAATGATCGGCATTTGCGAAGTGGCCCGCTCCACCTCTTTCTGCATGATCTGTTGGCCCCTCACATTCTGCCGGGCATCGCCGGCCATGAAGCGCTCCAGATCAAGCATCTGCGTAAACAGAATACCGTGCGCCGGGACCAACGCCGTCACGCCAAAATCATCCTTGAATTCCTCGGTGACCGGCTTCTCATCGTCGGATGCCTCGTGCCAGAGTTGGCGCTTCTGCAATTTACCGAAGGTCACCAGGGCATCGCCCAGCAAATTGTAGCGCAGGAACAAAGTCTCCCCGATGCCCTGCATTACTGCTTTCACTAAATACATCTTTCATTCTCCCACTTGTGATTCCAACTCCACTTCCGGTGCCCTGGCGGAAACGATCTCCCCCAGGATACGCAACACCGTGCTGTGGCCGGTGCCGGTGGCCTTATGCACGGCCCACGGTTTGGCCCCGCCCACCAGCATTGACCGCACCAGCTCGTACCGTTCGGGATCGGCTACCTCGATACGCTTAGGCCCTGGCAGCTTGCCCTGGGCTTTGGCCCGCGCCATCCCCGCCTTCACCCGGTCACGGATCAGTGACCGCTCAAACTCCGCAAACACCCCGATCATCTGGAACATCGCGCGCCCGGCCGGCGTGGTGGTATCGACGTTCTGCTGGTGCAGGTAGAGATTGACACTGGCCGCATCCAAATCCGCGAGCATCTGAAGCAGGTTCATCACGCTGCGCGCCAGACGATCAACACTCCAGCACATCACCACGTCAAACTTTCCTTGTGCTGCTGCTTTCAACATTTGATGCAAGCCCGGCCGAGACCCCCGATCCTTGGCCCCCGAGATCCCGTGATCCGAATATTCCTTCACAATTTTCCAGCCGCGATGGGCGGCAACGGCGCGCAATTCGCGCTCCTGGTTGAGACATGTCTGATCGTTTGTGCTGACCCGGCTATAGATTGCGACCCGCATTAGCCGATTTCACCGATCTTGCCCGGCCGCATAGGACTCTCGCCGCCCAAATGCTCCGTGGCGTAGCGGTGCTGGTAATGGCCCTTCACATTCATGTTGAGCGCCTTGCCCACGCTCGGCGCGCGCTTCACATCCTCATGAACGGTTTTCGGCACGCCGGAATAAATCGAGGTTTTGCCGCTGGCCCAGGCCACATACAGTTCTTTTTTGGCCTCGTCATAGCCGATGGCATCCACTTGCGAGCTTTGCACCTTCTCCATCTGCGCGCCGGTCTGGCTCTTGGTGGCTGACGCTTGCGTTGGTCCTTGTTGGCCTAAAGGCTGGGTATTTCCGACCATGTTTCTCTCCCGTTGAGGTCATCGTAAATGGGTAGTGGCCTATCTACCCTCATCGGCGATGAGTATGCAACACCATTCAAGATGAGTTGAGTCACATTTTTTCAATTTTTTACCTATTGCATTGTTATACTGCGATGTGATTAGTGGTTACCACCAGCAACCACGAGAGAGGATCTATGACTTTAGCGACAAAACCCACCACCCCTGCCCCGCCGATCATCTGGTTGCGCCGCCAAGCCGTGGCGGCGGAGCTGACTGAGCGCGGCTTTCCCATCAAAGCCGCCACACTCGCGTTCAAAGCCAGCCGTGGCGGCGGCCCGCCGTTCAGAAGGTTCGGTAACAAGGTCTTTTATGACCTGACCGAAGCGCTGGCTTGGGCGAGAGCCCAGACGGTGGACGTGACACCGAAGCCGTAGCCCCTTGCCTAGAATCTTCCTTTATTGCTAGGCGTAAATCGGTAAACCATGAAAGCACCCAAAAGCATGAAAACAATAGTGATCGCCTCACAGAAGGGCGGTAGCGCCAAAACCACGCTAACCGCCCTCCTCTCCGTGGCGGTGGAACAAGCCGGCGATGGCCCGGCCTGGATCATCGACACCGACTACCAGGGCACTCTGGCCCGCTGGCATGAACGCCGGGAGAGCGAGGTGCCGCAGCGTGCCCATATGCCGTGGCGGGATCTCCGGGCTGGGCTGGTAACCATCGCGGACAAGCACCGTGGCGCATATTGCTTCATCGACACCGCACCAACGGTCCAACACGACAACGCCGCAATCATCGACTTGGCCGATCTGGTTATCATTCCCGTACAGCCCTCGCCGCTTGATCTGTGGTCGGCCGCTGAAACCATTCAAATGGTGAAAGACTTAAACAAGCCTTTCATGTTTGTCCTCACCAAATCCAATGCACGGGCCAACATCACAGCCCAGACCGTGGCGGCTTTATCGAACCATGGCCGGGTGGCCGCCAGCTTCATTGCTGACCGCGTGGGCTATGCGGTGGCCATGGCACGGGGCAATACCGCGCCGGAATTACAGCCAAATGGCGTGGCCGCCGACGAGGTTTCGCTACTTTGGAGTGAGATTAAAGCAACATTTACCCCAATCCGCAAAAGAGCAAAGGAAGTATTAACCCATGGCTAAGCTAGCCGACATTGTTGGGAGCGGTGACCTCTCACCGCGTAGCCAGCGCACCAGCTCACTTCAGCGTGGCGAGGTGCCATCGGATACTCTGGTGCCGATGCAGTTCAAGATGACCGAGGATTTTGCCACGTCCTTCCGTGTGGAAGCGACCAAACGCGGGCTGAAATACAATCAATTATTGAAAGAATGCTTCACTCTTTTCCTTAAAGAATCAAAGAAATAAAGGATCAAATATGGACGATCAGATGCCCGAATCCCGATTCGACATCAAATGGAAGGACGCGGGCAGGGAACCGCAATCCACACCCAACCCGGCGTACCCGAACGGTATAGATCTGGACGCCTCCAAGGGCGCGGCGGTGACATGCGTTGTCGCGCTACCGTACCCGGCGCAGCGGTGTGGTGCCTATGTCGTGGCGTGCCTCATTTGCGGGATCAAAGTCGCCTGCACCACCGCCGGCCGGGTGGATGATCCCCGTTCAATCCGCGTTGCCTGCCGGGGCCTAAGCGCCACACCGAGCTGATATTTCTTTACTGCTTTACCGAATTATCTAAATCAACAAAGGACTCACCATGACTGACAAGAAAACCCGCATCCTCCTCATCGCCATTGCCGGCGGCCTCTGGGCCAATGTGATGGTCTCCAGCATCAAACCCGCGCACGCGGATGACGACACCGACGCGGCGATCCAGCAAATGGCCAGCGACATCTCGGACATGCAGGGCGACATCAACGCCCTGGCCAACGGCACCTGCACCAACGGAAGACTCTGCAATTGAAGGCGGCGCGGCTGATTACCTGCCCGGTGTGCGGCGGGGCGGGGAAGATCAACCCCGACACACTCTCGCTGGGCGCGCGGTTCACGCTGGAGCGCAAGCGGCTGGATATGACGCAGGCCGAGCTTGCCGTGCAGATCAACATCGGCCGCGCACAGCTCGCCAATATCGAGGGCGACCGCTCAAAACCGGGCCTGGATGTGCTGATTAAGGCGGCCAAAGTGTTTGGCGTTACAACAGACCATCTTTTGGGGATTTCATCATGAGCGACCAGATGCCGGCAACATTTACGCTCAATTTCTATGCGCCGGAGATGTTTCGTCTCCTGCTTAAGCTGGAAAGGCACTGCCGAGTCAAAAGCGTCACGCGCCGCCCGGTACACGCGGCCGAGGGTAAACTCATCCGCGAGCAGATCCAAGAGCTGCTGAAGGAAATGGGTGCGGTGATTTAATCACCGCACTTAATCGAGACGGCAATTTAATCGTGACAGGGTTTTCGAGAGGGAAACACCATGGAACCAGAGGGTTTTACACCAAAGGCGGAACATGTGGCGCTCTACAATGAGCTGATCGAAGTGGTGAAGCGGCACGCCGATCAGATCACGGCCATGGAAATCTTAGCCGTGGCGGCCAACTTTGTTGGCCAAATATCCGCGCTGCAAAACAAAAGCTTGATGGATGAGCAGATGATGCTGGATCTGATTATGTTCAACATCGAAGCCGGCAGCAAAGGTGCGATCCGCAAGATGAACCGGACGGAGGGCAACGCATGAGCGAGTTTATCCCTCTTGTAGATATTCTATTGGAAATCGGAAAACATTTTGAACCGTATGGGACTATGGCAGAATTTAGCCGGGAACACGGCGTTTCAGACGAATATATCCGGCTGATCGTCAGAGGGGAGCGAACCATCCCGAATTGGATGCTTGAGCATTTTGGATATGAGCGCATCGTCAGGTATCGAAGAATCGAGAAACCCCGAGGGAAGGGGCGATGACCGATAGATGGTTTGTCGAGTATCGGCTGGCCTGGATCAGAGAGAGTGTGCTGATCTTTGGCCAGATCAACCGCGAACACATCATGTTGAAATTCGGCGTCTCACAGCCACAAGTCTCACATGACGTTAAAATGGCGATGTTCCGCTGGCCGGATCTCATGACCTACAACAAATCAAGCAAGCGGTATGAGCGCATTGGGCCGCCGCCGGCTAAGTTGACGGGCCATGAAAGAGCGTGAGGTCGTAACCCCACTGGGCTATTTCAGGACCGGCACCGAGGCGGCGCTGGCGCACGGGGTCTCGCGCCAAGCTGTCTCCCTGGCCATCCTCTCAAGCCGCAAGCATTGGTCATTCTACAGCGAGGAGCGGCCAGAGGATGTGCCACACATCCCGAGGATGCCGCCGCCCCCACCACCGCCGCCACGCCCTGGTACGCATTACTGCCCCGGTGAGACCGCCGGTCTGAAGCTGTGCGGGCAGACCGCCAAATACGAGGAAGACGGCCGGTTCTATTGCTACCGGCATCTGCCATCGCGCATCGCCGCCGTGAACGAGCGGTGGATGCTGAACCCGCCCAAGCGCCGCAAGCCCTTCTAAAGCCTCTTTTTTTTATGGGACAAAACTCCGGGTAATTATGGCCCGTGATTTTGCTTGACAGGGTTTTGCCCCATCGCTTGCTGGAGTCGCGCCAACGCAGCATCGAGTCCGCTGGGCGGTTTTTCCTTTAAGATAAATACAGGGATGGTTGGTGACCGTTTGCCGGTATCGCTAGGCGGCGTGCGGGAAAGGTCGCCATGTTCGGCCCGGTCGGGCAGGGGATTGTTGAGCCGGTAGGCGTTGGTGAGCTGCACCACGCGGTCAGCCCAGACATGCCGGTTCAATGCCGCGCTCCAGATCTTGCCCTGCACGCGTGTCATACGCCGGACCCGCTCGATGAGGCCCGCCCGCTCCAGCCGGTCGAGCGCGGTCTGCGCCGTGGAGCGCGCGACATTGGCGGCGGCGGCGATGCTGGCAATGGAAGGATCAAGCCGACCGCTCACGACATTGTGAAACTTGGTCACCAGGGCGCGCAGCACGGCCAGGGCAGGGCGGCCCAGCTCGCCGCCGTGGCGGCCCCGCCGCTTGGTGCGCTGATCCATTTCCTCGGCTAAACGCAGGATTTTGCCGCGCTGGCCCCGGTTTAGAGGGCGAAAATGAGTCAAATAGACGCTGCCACCACGGCAACCACGCTGCGAAATCGTCTCGTAATTCATAGCCTGCCTCTCCAAAAGCAAGCCGCAGGGCAGGGGGCACGCAGCGCGCAAGCGCCCTCAACGCGGAAAGTAACTATTCCCACTTGACGAGGCGGTAGAGATGCAGGAAAAACAAACCACCACAGAGTGTTTTCCTGATCTTTAGCCGATATGCTGCCCCGCCTTGTGCGGGGTTTGCTGTTTCTGGGGTTGAAACTCCATTGAAATGCCACACACCAGGGCGAATCCCTGGCGCGTTTGCCATTCCTGCCATCACAAACGGCCCATGTCGAGTTGATTTTACGGCATTCACGCCCGCCGGCCGGGGGCAAATCGGGGCGCTTGACGAAGATGTGACTGGTGCAGGGCAGGGGATTACATTACAACTATGCAATCAACCAAGGAGTCTCCCCATGCCGGACGCCTATGATACCGTGATTGCCGACCTCACCAAGCGCCGCGAGGACATTGATACCGTCATCCGCTTGCTGCGCATGATGAAGGCGATGAGCAACACGATGGCCGCCATCCCGATGCCCGCGCCATCGCCGGGGCGCGAATTCGAGAGCGTCTAAGCCGATGGTGGCCTATAATTTCCAGGCGCGGTTTGCACCGGATATTACCTCCGGCAAGAAGTGCCAGACCATCCGCGCCAACGGCAAGCGCCGGCACGCCCGGCCCGGCGAGACCGTGCAGCTCTACACCGGGCTACGCAGCCACGACTGCAAGCTGCTCAGACTTGGCATCTGCCTATCAGTGGAACCATGCCACATCACCAGCAATGATATTTTACTGAGCGGGCGGCCGGTCCAAAAGCTTGACGACTTTGCCCAAGCGGATGGCTTCACCGACTTTGCCGCCATGCAGGCGTGGTTTAAGGAAATGCATGGTTTACCGTTTGAGGGCGTTTTAATTAAATGGATACTCATGGGTGACTTACCCCCGGCGCGGCGTGAGCCTCATGCGCTTTGAAACGATAGCGCAGGTTGAGTGGGCGGTGGCCATGATGATCGTGCGCGAGGCGCTGCGTCTGGGGCACAACATCACCGTCTGGGATGCCGAGATCAACCGCACAGAGATCAACCATGCGACCGATGAGGCGGCGATCCTGGAGATGTTCTGGCGGCAGGACCAAAGCCTGTTGACCATCTACGCCGCACACGGCGCTGAAATCGGGACAATCTGGCTGTCCATCGGGGGCCGCGATCTGACGGCCATTATCCGAATCATGCAAACCAAGGTCAGTGATGAGCTGCGCGCCGTGCTCATGCCGGCGGCAAGCATGTTGGAGGGTTGCGATCCTTCGCGGCGCGAGCCTTACACGCGTGGCCTGCATTTCGGCCTGACGCGTGACCGGCGGGATGCTATCATGATGGGCCGGCGCTGGAGTGCGGCGCGGCGCTACCGTTGTGAAACGCCACCACCAGGAGATGACCTATGTTCATCGCTGTAAATCTGCCCGATGGCACCCAGATCTACGTCAACCCGGATACCGTGACGTGGTTCCAACCCCAGATCGACCAAGCGCTGCATAGCGTGCTGCATTTCACGGACGGCACCGAGCTGACCGTGGCGCAGATCCCGGCCCAAATTATGGCCCTGATCCCGAGCGGCCCCTGACACATAAAAAAACCCCAGCCGGGGGGCAGGGGGGTTAGGTGACTGGCTAAGCCTATTATTTTCCGGGTGCCAGAACCATTCGAGGGCGTTGCAATCAAGCATCGTTGGACGGAGAGGGAACGGGATCTCTCACAGCCCTGGCCTCATCAAGCTACGAGGTGCCGGCCGGGACTGTCAACCACTTATCCACAGGCCCAACGACGATGGGGGCCAACCCCCCGTTCATAAGGATCAGCCCCCATCAATCACCATGTTTACCACCGGACCCCTCCGATGAGTAACCCTGCATTAGCTCATCGCAAATGGGTCCGTCAAGCTAATTAAGATGAGCTTGCTTTTTCAACCCCATCGGGCGTAGCCTTCCGCCGTTATGTTTACCACCCTCGCCTCCGACAACCAGCGCCTCGATAGCCTACGTGGTGACACGTACCCAGGGACAAGCAAGCGCGCCTGACAGGCCAATCCCTGAGAGATCCGCTGACAATCGGTAGTCCGGAGAGCAAAGACAGAGGGTCCAGACCATCCTTCTCCGCCCGCAACATCTGGGAGAAGGGGGGTTTGGGGGGTTATGGGTAGAAACCTCTCCACGAATACTTCCTCCTCTCCATCTGTCATAGCCGGCTCCATCAAGCCGACCCGCACGATGCTTCAGGCGCTCGCATTCCTCCAGAGACCCACACGCAGTCAATTGCACCCCTGGTACTGATAATCACAGAACCATGCAGTCAATTGCACCCCCTACCACCCAAAACACCCATATGATGTCGTCAATTGCACCCCCCATCGCGCACGGATACAAGGTGGTAGAGCGGAGCGGTCGCATCCAACTCGTGCAAAAAATGCAAGAGTTCGGCTGGTCACCTTCTCCTCGTGCCCCACCAAAACACCTCCTTCCCCCAGACCCGTCACAGGCGCGAAAACGCCCCGCCTTCAAAGCACTATCACTAGGGTTCCAAAAATTTCCCGCGAAATAATGGGATGGGGAGGATTTTTTTTTCATCATAGATTGTCCCAGCCGGCGGAATTCGGGGTAGTTTTGCCAAGGCCGGGCGGCGCAGGCAGGCAGTGGCAGGCAGTACACTACCACCCCCCCCCGCCACCCAATGAAAACAGGGGCTTAGGGTGCAGAGTCGTGCATCGCTATTCATCTCAATTGCGATGGGCGCGGCTTGTTAGTGTGTCACGCATAACCCATTGAAATGTCACGCGCGGATTGCGCACGCATCGGGCAATAACGGGCAGCAATTGCGATGGATGGCAGCACATCCGGCCGCGCCACATTGCACACCAGGGAAGCACCGCCACACCAGGAGTCGCCACGGCGCCGGGCTGATAGTGACTCCGGCAATGGTTCATTCGTCACGTAACAGCGCATAGGCTTTGCTCTCGTGACTTGTGGCTTGCCGCTCTCGTGTGGTGCGTCCGATGTCGGCCAGCTCTCGCGGTGGCAGGGGTGCGCGTGGATTGACATAGGGGGCTTTGGTGACTGGCCTAGCGTGCCGTGTTGCTGGCGTGGCGACATCGTGCAAATTCTTTTCGGCTTCAGCTATAGCTGCGAGTTTTTGCCTATGCAGCGTACCAGCCCGGCCGCGCATTCCCTTGTCACGCATGGTTGCGGCATATTTGGCGCGTTTGGCTGCAAGGGCTTGATATCGGCTGGCAAGCAATGGCAGCAATGCCGCAATGGCTGGAGTCACCTCGCGTTTAATGTGAGTCCATTGGCTGGAATTCATGCGCGCAAGGGCAGACAATGCCATGTCATCCAATGCCTTAGCCGGACATTCAGCTTGCCAGTAAGAAACAGCGATGCACCATGCCGCGCGATACGCGGCGCCGGACATGAATTTAAGCGGCGGATGTCGGTCTATTATTTCCAGGGGGCAGGGAATGCGGCCGGTTTTCATGCTGCCATATATAGCACGCGTGCGCGCATATGGGCGCATGTGAGTAAAAATGGCTGTTTCCCTAGTGTTTTCCGGCCATGCTGCATTTATTTTCAAATAAAATGCTTTTTTTCGTATTTTGTTGGATTAATACGTGTTGACATGTTTTGAGAGATGTTGTTTAAGCTTACTCATGGAAGCACGGCACTGGCCGGGCAGAACCAACGGAGAAACCGAATGACTGACTACACACCGCGAGAAGTTAGCTCGAAAGATTTGGCAGTATTGAAAGCGGCGGATATTGCCGGAATGGATTATGCCAAGGTTATTGTTTGTGAAAAGAATTTTGCTTTAGTTTCTGCCGTTGGCGGGGCTGGTACTACTGACTTTCTAAACTGGCGCGAGACTTGGTATTTTAATGGTGACGTGTGGCAGATTCGTGAGCTTATGAAACCGCCGGTCGATCCAAGCGAAGCGTAATTCCAATATTTTTCTTAGTCAGGCTTTCGAGCCTGCCTTGGTGAAGCATTGGGCTTCTAGATGGCTGGAACGAATCAGCCGGAGTATATGCGATGAGTTTTATAAACTCGCGGGGTAGGCTTGGGGCTTACACGCTGACAAATGACCAAATGCGGCATTATGCGCCGTCTATCTTTGCGGTGGACAAGCACACAAGCCGTTCTGAGCGTTACACGTACATTCCGACGATTGAGATCGTTGATGGATTGCGCGCCAACGGTTTCGAGCCAACATTCGTGCGCCAAGGCAAGAGCCGGATTGAAGGTAAAGCCGAATTCACCAAGCACATGATTCGCTTTCGGTGGCAGGGAGCAGAGTCGCAAACTGGTGTGCGCCGCGTTGGCGACGTGTTTCCAGAGGTGGCGTTGGTCAATTCACACGACGGCACAAGCTCATATCAGCTCAACGCCGCTCTTATGCGCCTTGTCTGCCTTAATGGGATGATGGTTTCAGATCGTCAATTCGCTTCCATCAAATTGCCGCACAAGGGCGATGTTGTGAGCAAAGTCATTGAAGGCAGTTACGAAGTGATTGAAGAATCGCGTCGGGCTTTGCAGGTAGCGCGTGAATGGTCTGGCATCGAGCTTAAGCCGGAAGAATCGCGATTGCTTGCGGCGGCCGTGCATCAGGTACGGTTTGCGGATAGCGATGGTAATGTGGACACGCCCATACAGCCGGAGCAGTTACTCGGCGTGCGCCGTCACGATGACCGGCCAAGTGATTTGTGGACAGTCTCAAATCGTATCCAGGAAAACGCGATACGCGGCGGATTGAGTGCGATGGGCCGCGATGCCTTAAACCGGCCGCGCATGACGACGACGCGCGAGGTACGCGGCATTGATGGCGACGTGAAGCTGAATAAGGCCATTTGGGAATTGACGGAAAGAATGGCGGCGCTAAAAAGCTAAGACGGCTTATGACGGGTGGCGGCTTGCCTGCCACCCATGATAAACCGCCATTAGGTTTACAGTCTGGAATTAACCGGGCTGGCATTGGAGTAACCAATATGACTCGCAAAGATTTTTGCGCGATTGCCGAGACTGTGTGCCGTATGGCGATTGATGACACTGCCCGCGCGGCCGTGGCCAAGGGGCTGGCAGACAAATTTGCAACACTATATGCGCGGTTTGACTCCAAGCGCTTCATTGCCGCGTGCTGCGCCACGCCACGGGCGGTCTGAGCGGTGGAGGTGACGTGCAACGCCACAATGGCGGTTAGCGTGCTAGGCGGCTTTATTCTGGCTTGCCTGCGTATCTCAGGGAGACTTTAGACATGGCGAATCGACGTGCGCGCGAAGCGCTGGCCTTATGGCGTGGGATTGATGCCCGGCTGAAGAATGCCGGGCTGGCAGTGGCGAATTTTGGCGAGATTAACGCCTTGTTCCGGTCACGAGTAACAGAGTTAGATTCGGCCGTGTTCGCCATTGTGGCGCGGCGCATGACGGGGGGCTGATATGACCGATACACCAGTGATGAAAGGCTTGATTGAGTCCGGCTTCATAGGCTTTGAAAAGAAGCCCGGACCAAAACGGCAAGTTAGCCCGGCCGAGCTGGAAGCATTGCGCGCATTCGCAGCGGCGCACGGCCGCCACTGGAAACACAAGCTGGCGAGCACGTATTGGTATAACGCGCGAATCTGGCGTGCTACCCCTGACGATAACGGCACGCATGGCACGGCCTTACATGGCTTGCGCAATGATCTGGGCAATGCATGGCTGGCCGGATTCAGGTTCCCAAAATAGCACGCTATCAGATGCACAACGGGCTTGTGCATCGCATAGATTGCTGATTTTTACAGAGGACTCACGATGTCAAACAAACATTCCGCGCGCTATTGCGTTACCTACGGCTTGTCAGGTTGCTATATGCCGGACTCGAATTCTGGCCCCCTGGAATTCTCCACGCGTAAAGAATTCGCGGCGTATATCCGGCATGAGCTGGAGTTTTACGATATGCCTGCGCGCCTATTTACTGAGGTAAATATTCGCAGGCTGTGGAGCGCGATTCAGCGGCATGGGTCTAGCGTCATGCATTTTAGCCTGGACCATGGCGGCAATACGTTGGGCTTCCATGGTCTGACTGAGGCTGAATTCTTGGCCGAGCAAGAGGAGGTTTAGATCATGCCTGTATTATTCAACGTCACGTATGACATCGTTACCCCTGAGTCGGCGCAATATGGAGACTATGAGGAGTCCGGCTGGATAGCGCAGCACGTCACATTGCGCGAAGCGATTGCAGCGGTGTTTGAGACTCGGACTAGCCAAGTCTCTGGCGTGGAGTGCATCGAGGCAGACGAATGGCCTATATGCACGCCACGCTCTATCAAAGTGTGCAATGGCATGGAATTCCAGACTGGCGCGCAAGAGTCCCGCACTTTGCATATTCAGGACAGCGTGACTCCAGCATCGCGGCGTCGCATCGCCAAACTAATGGGCGTGCGGTCATGAGAAAGATAGCGCTTGGTTTTGGGGCTGGCTTCAGCGTGGCGCTAGTGCTGGTGGCGGTTTTGTTTTGGGCTGGAGATGGCTGGCGGTTTGGTATGGCATCGCGCGACATGTACGGCGTGATTTGCCAAGGGTTGAATACGGTTTGGTATGGGAGTGCAGTTTGATGGCTAAGTATGTGGTGAAGCGCTTAGATGGTTCTGTGGTGCAGCGTGGCGATGAATTAGTATCGTTCCGTGGAGAGTATGAACCGTTTTATGGTTGCTGGCATCCTCGTAAAATTACCGTTGGCACCGATAACGCCATGCATCTGTATTACCCCAGTGTTTTTGACGTGACGATTGAGGAGTCATAATGTTGCGTAACCCGTTACTGATTGCTGGTGTGTCTTTGTTGCTCGGTATGGCTGGCGGAAAAATTTCTACCGATTATCTGTCTGGCATTGGCCGGTATCAGATTACGTCTAGCCATAACGTTACAACTTCGCTTGCATGGGTGGTGGATACCAAAACAGGCACAGTGCAATATTGCGTGGCAGAGCGCGGATGTTTCGCGGCTGACGCATCACCAAACTAAGAGGACTCCCAATGAAGACTAAAATTATTTATTATTGGTTCAATACGTCTGAGCCTGACGACAAAGAAGCCTACGCCAAACTTGTGCTGGCGGCCGGAGCCCAAAAAGGTGCTGGCAATGCCATGGTGGCTTGGGATGCTGGCAAGCACGGCTATAAGGCCGGGCTTCACGAATTCGATGTCGAGCTGGAAACCAAGCACATATTTGGCAATCAGTGGACCGGCATTGTCGAGGGCAAGAGCTTGCGCGTGTTTGACTGGGCAGAGAGCGCACGCGGTGAGGGCATTTTTAATGTCAAGATTCGCACGGGTCATTATCTGGTCATGACCGACGACATGCGCGAGATACGGCGCAATACGATGGTGTGCGGTTATTGTGGCGCGCAAGAACCGGCCGCCAAGGGTTATGTATTTTGCCCGCACTGCCTGGACTCCGAATATCTGACAGAGAAGGATTTACCTCTGACTCGTATGGTTTGCGCGGCCGACTCGTTCGATAAGAATCGCAAGCCATTAAGCAAAGCCGAGTCCGGCCATTTGTTGCCGCTCTTTCGCAGCGCCCAAACGCACGGCAATACGGAGCGGGGCAAGGTGCGGATTGCTGCCAAGCGTGCGCGGGTCGAGGTGGATTATGCCAAGGCAATTAAAAACGCCACTGTAGAGCGGGACGGCATGGTCTGGCTTATGGACAAGGGAATCAATACTGACAACGTGATTTACTACGGCCATACAGGCAAGTTTGGTTTCGGCTGGCGTAAAAAATTCTCACTCACGGCCTGGGATGACATGCAAGAGGCCATGGGTGAACCGTTTCCGTTTCCGTACAAAGTTGAATATGAGGGGTCTAAATAATGTCTTACTGGGAAATTGAGGTTACAGCGGCGGCGCTGGCTGACATTGAAACGGGCGATATGTCGCCATGCAAGCTTTACGCGTGGAATCTGGATGAGGCCAAGGAATTCGTGGAGGACATGCACGAGGGGATTGCTAATGGCTATGACTGGGAGCCGGATGTTAAAACGCGGGAAGGGGAGCCAACGTGCTACACGCTAGGCGACAAGGCAATATTTATAATCGAGCGCGCTGGCATCGGGCCGAGTAAGCGGGCCTATGTCACAAGCGGCCGTAACGTGGTGCGCGCCAAACGCGGTTTTAATTCCGTCATGGCCTATGTTGATGAAATGGGCGATGTGCCTGGGTCTAATGAGTTGGACACATGGATGGCAGATTTGATTTGCGATTTGCACCATGCGGCGGCATCGCGCGGTTTAGATATGGAGGATATCATGCGCCGGGGCAAAAACCATTTTGATTGTGAAGGGCAGGGGTTCGAGTAATGGCTGATACGAATGACGATCTGGTGGCGGCGCTGAAAGTCGCCAAGGCAGCGCGCGAGGAGTACGGCCGCACGGATAATCCGGGCGATTGCGAGGAGGCCACAACGGCGCTCTTTGATCTGGACCTGGGCGCGTTGATTGCCGCGCTACAGCCTCCCGCGCTGAAGCTGTTTTATATCCAATGCGAATGCGGCGGGGAGAATTATGATCTATTCGTCTGGGCAGAAACGGCGCTGAAGGCAGAGGAGCATTTTGTGGCCTATTACGATCTGGATATGGAAGACGCCACGAATCCGGATAATTATAAAACCAAAATCCGCGCGCTACCAACGGCCGCACCTGACAAGGCCGGGGCAATCGGCTGGGATATTCTAAACGCAACGATGGAGTCGTAGGGCATGGCATATCGGTTTTGGGTGGTTATAACGGTACTTTGGGAGGCGTGGCTGGCCATTCTTTATGTCGGCACATACCACCATCACAACCCCAAAGACGGGCAAGATTTGGCAATCTGTGCAGCAATTCCTTTGGGGTTTCTGGCATTCGGCCGCGCCATTAAATGGGTATTTGCGGCGGGGAACAAGCACACATAGGGTTGCGTTTTATTGGCCGGGCTGGTAAGCCCGGCATATCAAGCGCAGGCTTGCGCGGCTGGAATGAACCGGCTGCACACTGGAGAAACCAAGATGTTTACTGCAAATTTCGACTCCTATGTCATTTCCGGCGAGTCCATCGAATGCATGGTGGAGGGTTTCACTTGCCGCGCCACGCTGCACGATGATGATTGCGGCGATGCCCCGTGGGAACGGTCTGAGGGCCATGGCGAGGTGACGGAGTGGACATCGCGCGACAAGCGGCCGGGCGAGCTGGTGCTGAATAAGGACCGGGGCTTGCATCGCTTCTATGATTTTGCCGGGGCCTGTGCCACGGCGCGGGCCGATGGCTGGGGCATGACCGGGGGCCGCTTGGAAGGCGAGAGCGCGCGGGCCTACGCCGCACGGGCCGCCCGGCACGATTACGAGGTGCTGAAGGCATGGTGCGACGACGAGTGGACCTATTACGGCGTGGCGGTCGAGGTCCGCAAAGGTGAGGTGAAATTGACCGGCAAATACAGCCATGCGTGCTGGGGCATCGAGGGCAATTATCCGGGGGCCGATAATAGCTATCTGGCGGAAATGGCCTGCCAGCTCTTGCCGGAGGCGCTTGACGACGCCAAGCTGGTGCTGGCCGGGCTGTGCGCCTGTGGAGGGGAGGGGTAATGAGTACGTTACAGAGTGAGGTTTTCGAGGCATTCCGGGCTATCGACGTGCCAGAGGAGAAGGCCATGAAAGCGGCAACGGCACTGAGTCGGCGCGATGATGATGTATCATCGCTTAAGTCTGACATGCGGGTGCTGAAGTGGAGCAACGCCGCGATTTTTGCGATGGTTTTGGCGCTGTTTGCCAAACAATTTATTTAGGTAAGAGTAAAATGAGCGAAGAATCTGATATGTTGCATCGCAAGATGGATGCGGAAATTGCCAAATTATTGGCAGAGACGGCAAAACTCAACGCTGAAACTGGTACTATTCCGTGGTTGCCTCTCTTTACTACGGTGCTGGGCAGCACGGGCGTTATCGGCGCGATTATCGCGCTGGTGGTGGCCTTCCACAAGTAAAAGGCGCTTGACGCAGCGCGCGGAAAGATTGCAGACTTAGTGCAATAGTAGAACGGATAAGCCCCGGCAATAAGCCGGGGCGGCTTTGGAAGGACCAAAATGAAGCCGGACCAATACAGCAAAATCAAAGGCTTCTGAGTGAAGTACGTGCTTTATCTCAACGATGCATGGCATAGTGAGAATGAGAGCATGAAGGCAATTATGGCGGCGGTGAAAACCGCTCTCGCACTAAACTGGTGCGCCATGGTGCGGATTGAGAAACGTGGATAGGACTTCCACGGACCCACTCGAATAAACAACCGGAGGGCAAAAAGTGTCTTTTTTCTCGAATGATATAATTGACCAAGTGGAGGCGGTGGCAAAAATTCGCTACCTGGGCCGCGACGATGCCAAGCTATGGAACGATAACCGGCGCGGGGCCGAGCTGCGCCTGCTATCGGGCTGGATGTGGACCGCCAAGGATGGCAGCGCCTACCAGCAAGGGCTGAAGACTTATTCGGCGGCCATTCGCGATGCCCATTATGCCCTGGTGGCGAAAACCGCTGTGCCGGGTAAAAACGCCCGCACCACGCCCAAGCTTAGGATTGTCGCGTGAGAGGCGCGATTGACCCGGCTACCCCGGAGCAGATTGCGATGTATGGTCACATTGCCGCCCGGCTACGCAAAGAGATGGATACACGCGGCTGGAAAGTCGCGGACGTAAATCAAGCCATTGGGCGCGCTCTCACAAATAGCGCTGTTTACGTCTGGCTGGCCGCCAAGGGTGCGCCGGGTGCGGCAACGCGGGCCAAGCTATCGAAGGCGCTTAAAATTCCCGTCGCGGATTTAACGCCACGCGATGAAGCGAGCGGCGCTGTGATGGTACGAGCTGAAAAGGTGGTGCGCCGCCCGCGCGAGGATGAAGGCTATATTAAACCGCCCGCGCCGCGTGACGTGTTATCTTTTACGATTGATAATGAGGGCAACGCCCGCATTCGGTGCGACGTGACACTTCCGGCTGTGAAGGGTGCGGCTATGTTGCAGATTCTGCTCAACGCTGGGATGGTTATTGAGGCTGACGATGTGGCATAGCCCGGCCTATCTGACGGCCAAACTAACGGCTGATGCGTGCTTGCTTATTGCGGCGGGCATCATGCTTGCTCTCAATGTCATCCTACTATGGCGGGTGAAAATCCTAAACCGCCGCACACGAGAATTGTTGGCAGAGATCAAAATTATCAACAATGAGATCAATAAAAAGGCCAATTGGTCATGACGCGGGCGCCGCAATCTCTTTGTGAATTTTTGGCCGCCAAGGGTGGCTTGCGGGAATTCCGTGGTCAACGTGATACCACGGGGGCATCGGATTTGCGCGCTATCGGCGCACGGGACTGGCACCGCGCAGCACCTTTCCGGCCCAAACTTATGCGCGTGGATTCCGGCCTGTGCCCGGATGACGCCGCGCTGATAGCCTGGGAAGCGGGCTATTTTCCGGATTGCGTAGAGCGGCCGGAGATCCAGGACTTGATCGACGCCATAGACCGCGAGCTGGGCGGCCGGCCGGTCTATACCCTGGATGACGAACACACCCTGTATGAGCTGGAAATGGCCGCCTGGGAGCGCGAACAAACGATGGCCGCGTTTCGGGCATCGGCCGAGCCACTGCCGGGCCGGGTTATTCCCGTGGGGGCCGTGGCCATGGCGGGCATGGCGGGCGATGCCGCCTATCTGTACGCGGTGGCCTACGTGACAAAAAAGACTGGGCGCCACGGGGTAAATCTGTACGCCAAGGCATTCCGGGCGGGTGAGATCAAGCACGCGTGGCACCATGTTTTCCCGAATGAGCAAGCCCGGCTTGACGCGGTGAATGCATTTTTTGCCGAGAACCTAGAAGGGGTGTTTTGACGAATCTCAAATACATTCTTCTGGATAACGGAATCGCCGTGCCATGCCCAAGCCTGAAGGCGTGGTGTGACTGGTATGAGACGCATGACCGGGTAATCAGACAGGAGGTAATCGGCCGTTCGATGGTCTCCACGGTGTTTCTGGGCCTGGACCATAATTTCTATGACGATGGACCGCCGATATTGTTTGAGACCATGATTTTTGGCGGGCCGCGCGACCAATCGGGATGGCAGTATGCAACACAAGCCGACGCCTTAGAAGGCCACAACAAAGCCGTTGAATTAGTGACTGGACCACCTTTAAATGCTTGAAACTGACTTCACCCTTACCCCGCCGCAAGAGCTGGAGGCCGCCCGTAGCGAGGCCCCGCCCGCGCAAGGCATGTTATTCGCGCCGTACCTGGACAGGCAGCGCAAAAAGGCCGCGCGCTATGTCGAGCCGAGCTTGATGGACTATCTGGCGGACAATCCCCGTGGAGCTTAAAATCACAATGACGGAGGGCGAGCCTGCGCGTAAGTGTGGCGAATGTGGCCTGTGCTGCAAACTTTTGCCGGTTAAATCGCTTGGCAAGCCCGCCAACACACGATGCCAATTTCAGCGCATGAGCAAAGGCTGCACGATCTACGCCAAACGCCCGTTTGATTGCCAGACGTGGGCTTGCCGGTGGCTGGTGGACCCTGCCACAGCGGGTTTGCCCCGGCCGGACAGGAGCCATTATGTGGTGGACATCATGCCGGACTTTATCACGATAGATCAGCATGACGGAGCCGGGCCGGTGGATATTCCCGTGCTTCAGATTTGGGTAGATCCGGCGTATCCTGACGCGCACCGCACGCCGGCATTACGTGAGTACATGCAGCGCATGGCGGTTGAGGAGGGTATGGCGGCGCTGGTACGATGGGATTCTAAGAGGGCGGTGACGGTGTTTGCGCCATTCTTTTCGAGCGATGGACAATGGCATGAGCGCGAGGGTACGTGCCGCGCTGAAGAAAGGATTTTTTGATGGGCTATCCGAGGAGGGATGACCATGAAATTGCAAACGGCACGGATATTCCGCCGTAATCTGCGTCTGC